CAGGCGCAGCAGAAGCAGGACCAGGAAGCGCGTGAGACTGCTGAAGCGCGCGCCCGCGCCGCCGACCAAGCGCGGCAGCAAGCTGAAGAGCAGGCGCAAAGCGCGAGAACTGAGACGCAGCAGACGCGCTACGGCGCCGCCGAGCAGGGCATTGAGAACGCCAAGGCGGCGGCATTGGCGGCAAAGTCGGAATACAAGGCGGCGATGGAGGCTGGCGACTGGGCCAAGGCTGCGGATGCGCAGGAACGGCTCGCTGATGCGCGCGGCGATCTGCGTTTCCACGAGCAGATGAAAAATGCCTGGGAAATGCAGCAGCAACAGCCGCAACGGCAGCAACCGGCTGGCGATCCAGTCGATGACTACATCAACCGGGTGGCGCAGCAGACGCCAAACTCGGCCAATTGGCTGCGCAACCACCGCGACTGGATCACCGATCAGAAAAAGAACGCTAGATTGACGGCAGCGCATTGGGATGCGGTCAGCGAAGGCCTTACGGTCGATTCGCCGCAATATTTTGACCATGTCGAAAGGAAGATCGGCATGAAAACCGAGACACCGAAGACAAATAGCGGAGCAACGCTGCCACGGCGGCATTCCGCGCCTGTGGCGCCAGTCGTGCCGTCGCCGGGCGGTACGTCGGGCGGCAGCAATGAAGTGCGTTTATCAAAGGGCGAAGCGGCGACCGCAACTGATGGTACGCTTGTGTGGAACTACGACGATCCGTCAGGCCAGAAACGCTGGAAGAAGGGCGATCCCATAGGCTTGCAGGAAATGGCGCGACGGAAAAAGCAACTTCAGGAGCAAGGTCAGTACGACAAGGCAAATTATGAGGCCTGATCATGGATGAACAGACACAAGTCAACCCGGTGCGCCGCAGCCGCGGCCGGCCAAGAAAGCAAGTGCGCGAGCCAGTGCGCGAGACGCAGCGTGATGATGTTCGTGACCAGACCGGCGCCGTGGTGGTGCAGGGACGAAATGGTGAGATCCTCACGCGCTCGAGGAAGGAAGGCATCGATCCGTTCGATGTGCCGCTCAGCTTCATCCCGAATGGCTGGGGTTATCAGTGGAACGCCGTCACGACCTATGGCAACAGCGAAGTATTCCAGGCACAGAACCTGGAGTTTCATCAGAACGGCTGGCGACCGGTGCCGGCGGCCCGTCATGACGGTTTCTTCATGCCGAAAGGTCATTCTGGTCCGGTCATCGTTCGCGGCCAGATGCTCATGGAACGTCCGATGGCTCTGACTGAAGAAGCCAGGGACGAGCAGGAAAACTTGGCCAAGCAGCAAATGCGCGATCGCGATGCGGCCTTGATGGGTGGTCGTGTCAATGCGCGACAAGCCATGCGCGGTGGCATCGAAATGGGCGGACGCTACCGCGGTACGGGCGGCGATATCAAAGTGACTGTCGATCCGGCGCTCGATGTCGGCCGGCCAAAATATCAGATGCCGGAAGACTGAGGGCCTTTATGCGTCTGGTTGTGTCCTTGCCGACGCGCAGTCGTCCGCAGAAGCTTATCGATACAATCGGACGCAATTTGGCGTGCCTGTCACGGCCTGATACTTTGCTCATGGTTCAGGTCGATATCGATGACACGGCGACGATCGATGAGGTCGTTAATGTATGGCATGCGGTCAATAAACCGGCCGGCGCTGACCGCGTGAAGTTCTGCATAGCGCCGCGCGAGGACACGATCGCGGCCAAATGGAACCGAGCCTTGGCCGAAAATGCCGATGTCTATACCTGCTTAGGCGACGATGATCCGCTCAACACGCCAGACGCCGATGAGAAGATCCTGCGAGCTGCTGCTCTATTCCCTGATCGCGTTGGCATGGTCTATGGTCATTTGGCTAATGCTTCATTTTCTGGTGTTATCTCTTTCACTAAGCGGATGACTGAGCTGCTGGGCTATCTGCAGCCGGAATATTTTCCATATTGGTTCTGTGATCATTGGACCGACGATATCGGCAGGATAACCGGGCGCATTGCGTTCGCCGACGTGCGGACAGATCAGAGCAAGGTTGGCAAGACGCAAGAGCTGCGCGAGCCAGCGTGGTGGGCGACATGGTTTGATGCCAACTACATGGTACGGCGCGAGCATGCGCATCGCATCATCCGCGCCCTGAACGAACCGTCTTGGCGCAAGGAGGTACTGCTCCACCATGCGCCGCTGATCGAGTTTCGCAGCCGGTGGATTAATGACAGTGTACGGGCGAATGCGCGTAACCTGGAGAGTTGGTCTGGTTTGAGTGCTGTGGACGAGCGCTACCAAAGGGTGAAGCAGAAGGCGATCGATGCGGTGCCGGGTATTCTGGCAACCTTGCCGAAGCAAGAGGCTGCAGTATTTGGGCAGATGCTGACGCCGCCGAAGACCATCATCAATCTGCTAGGGGGGTTCACAGATGCACGGACATATGTCCACTAAGAAAACCGTTCTATGTCATGGCACGTTCGACCTTCTCCATATCGGCCACATCCGTCACCTGGAGGAAGCGGCCGAGTTGGGAGAGGAGTTGGTGGTCAGTGTTACCGCCGATGAATATGTGGGCAAGGGTCTGGACCGGCCGCACTTTACTTTAACCGAGCGTATGCATGCCTTGGCGGCCTTGCGCTGCGTTAGTCGCGTTATCCCGTCCAATGCTCCGAATGCCATCGACGTCATCAACGAAATAAAGCCGGCTTACTATGTCAAAGGCATTGACTATGCTGATCTTGGCGATCCGGTCCTGCAGCGCGAGATCATTGCGACGGAAAGCTGGGGTGGACACTTCCACGCTACCAAGAGCGCAAAGCAGGCGTCATCGTCGCATCTAATCAATACCCAGCGGCTTCCTGAAATAACCACACTTTATCTCAAGACGGCCAAGGATAATGGGTTTCGCGACAAGATCCTGACCGCTTTCGAAAAAGCCGACCAAATGAAGATCACATTTGTCGGCGAGATCATCATCGATGAGTACCGCTATGTTTCCGGCTTGGGCAAGCCGTCAAAAGAATTCATCCTGGCGACGGCCGAGGATAGTGCGGAGGAATTTTATGGCGGCATCATAGCCGCGTCGCGTCAGGGTGAGTTTAAGAATGCGACGTGGCTGTCTGGCGGCCATGGGATCAGAAAGACACGGTTTGTCGACAAGGACTTCACCCGAAAGTTGTTTGAGGTTTACCAGCGTCTGGACGTGGGACACGACGAGCGGTTCTTGCGCGAACTGTCGGACAAGGTGTGTACTTCGGATGCTATTATAGTGATCGACTTTGGTCATGGCTTGATGCTGCATGGCGCGATCGATGTAGTCAGTCATGCCAAATTTTTGGCTGTTAATGCGCAGACGAATGCGGGAAACGTCGGTTTTAACCCGGTTACGCACTATCGCAAAGCCAATTTGATCTGTGTGGATGAGCCGGAAGCCCGCTTTGCCACGCAATGCAGGACGCAAAGTATCATAAGCGTCGGTGATCATCTGTGCGGCATGATCAAGGAGTGCGATAATTTCATCATCACCATGGGCAAAAACGGATGTTGGGCAGGCTATCGCGCCAAGCCAGGAGCTCGTGCCTTGTCGGGCGATATGTTACCGGCGTTTTCGTCGCGGGGGCTGGATACGATGGGAGCCGGTGATGCGTTCCTTGCGGTGGCAGCGCCATTGCTTGCGACTGGCCTGGAGGTGGAAGCGGCTGCGTTTGCGGGTTCAGTGGCTGGTGCTATCAAGACGACGATAGTGGGCCATCGGCGCAATGTGCGCCGTGGTGAATTGATCCAGACCATTGAGGCCTTGCTGGCATGAAAGGGCCGTGGATCGAAACCTTTGTCGAGGCTTTGGTCAGCGCACGGACTGATCAGCAAGAAGACTTTGCTGCGGTTGTGGATCTGCTCAAGGTCAGAAAACTGATGAATGGGCAGTTGCATTTCATCGGCAATGGCGGCAGCGCGGCCATCGCTTCGCATATGGCAATCGACTTCCTCAACAAGGCCGATTTTGCAACGCGATGCTACAACGATGCGGCGGCCCTGACCTGTCTGTCGAACGACTATGGCTATAAGGACGTCTTCTTCAGGCAATTGAAGTTTGCGCCCAGCGATGTGCTATTTGCCATTTCTTCGTCCGGGGAAAGCGAAAACATCGTTTGCTGCGCCAAGGAGGCGGCACTTCTTGGCAAGGTCGTGACATTGAGCGGCTTTCGTTTTGATAACCAGTTGCGCCAATGCGGCGCTTATAATTTCTGGGTGCCGTCATCGAACTATGGCATTGTTGAGACTGTGCATTTAGGTTTGCTGCACGCGCTATTGGAGGCGGTACAGTGACTGAGCGGATGACGGCACGGGACTTGCTTAGCTTTGAGGAGGAGATCGAGCAGCTGTTCGCTGCTGGCGCCATCAAAGCACCCGTGCATCTGGCCGGCGGTAATGAGGCCGAACTGATCAGGATCTTTGAGAATATCAAGAGCTATGACTGGGTGCTGTGTACATGGCGGGCGCATTATCATTGTCTGTTGCGTGGTGTGCCGCCAAAGAAAGTAAAGGAAGCCATTATTAATGGGCGATCTATCGCGCTTTGTTTTCCTGACTATCGTGTGCTTTCTAGTGCTTTGGTTGGTGGCATCGCTCCTATTGCAACTGGCCTTGCTTGGGCAATTAAAGCACGTCGAGGTCGAGAAACCGTCCACTGCTTTCTTGGCGATATGGCAGCACGAACGGGCATGTATCATGAGTGCCGACAGTATTGTGAAGGCCACGACTTGCCGGTTCATTGGATCATCGAGGACAACGGTTTATCGGTAACCACCGACACCAGGGCCGCGTGGGGCAAAACCATGCTCAAGACCACACCGGAGATAACCAAGTATGACTACAAGCTTAGCCGTCCCCACGTAGGGATAGGTCGCTTTGTGGTGTTCTAATGGACGCTAAAGCCGCAGCTTATTTTGCTGGAATTATCGATGGCGAAGGCACCATCTGCATAATGAAGCATCGTCCGAAATTGGCTTCTGGCGAGAAAAGCGTTGGCTATCTGGCTTACTTGAAAGTCTGTAATACGGATTATCGTTTAGTCGCGTGGTGTAGAGAAACTACCGGTGTTGGCTGCATTTATTCCGAAAAACGCAAGAAACCGAATTGTCGTCAGGTTTATACTTGGCATATTTCCTCTGCTAGGTTTTATGCGCTTTTGAAGGAGGTTTACCCATACCTTGTCATTAAGAAGGAACAGGCGGATCTGATCTTTCTATTCGCTGAGACTTATAGGATGAAGTGGAGACATGCGCAGGGAACGCCAGCGCCTATTTTGGCAACCCGTGAACGATGTTTCGAGCAGATGAAGCACTTGCATAGGTATGTGGAACATGGACCTCCAATTCGACGAAAAGATCTCCAGCCAGAACTCGTCTTTTAGCTATTTCGGCGCGCTGGTTGAGGCGATGCACTTATGCGCTGAAGAAGGCGCGATCTTCATTGGCCAGGGTGTCGGACTGAATGGCGGCACGACTATGAGCCAGACATTGTCGGGAATACCGGCTGCGGCACGCCTGGAGTTTCCGGTAGCGGAAGACTTTCAAATGGGCTTTTGCATTGGGCTTAGCCTTGAGGGTGTATTGCCGATCGCGATCTATCCAAGGTGGAACTTTCTGTTACTGGCGGCCAACCAATTGATCAACCATTTGGATCGGATACCGCTTTACTCGAGCTATCAGCCGAAGGTTATCATCCGGACAGCTATCCCGTCGTCAGTGCCGTTTGATCCTGGCCCGCAGCATAATGATGACTTCACGCAGCCATTTTCCGAGATGTTGCGAACGGTTCAGGTGGTGCGCTTGAAGGAGTCCGAGCAGATTATCCCAGCCTATAAGGTAGCACTGGCGTCGCCGGTATCGACGCTGCTCGTGGAATATACGGAAAATTATAAGAATGAACGGGCGAAAGCTTAGTGACCATTTCCATGTTATCGTTCGTTTCGGCGCCGGCATTCCGGCCTCGACGCAGGGCGAAGTGATGCTCGACATGGAGAAGAACTTGCGATCGCGCGGTCTGCCGGCGGAAGTATTCAAGGAAACGGTGGGGGATGACAGCAAGTTGCGTCGGGCGATGACGTCGCAACAACGGGACCGCTTATGAGCGATATGGACATCTATGAGTATATTCTCGATGCGAGCAAGATCGGTTGGTGGAAGGACCGTGTCCAGGCATGGCAGCGCGGCGAGCGGATCGCGCCAATCACCATGGACGTTGCTTGGACCCGAAAGTGCCAAGCTGCTTGCACTTTCTGCTTCGCCCAAATGCAGGCCAGTGAAGGCGGCGAGATCACCGAAAAGATCGCCTTGGATTATCTTGATGACGCAGCAGAGATCGGTGTCAAAGGCATCTCTCTTATCTCGGACGGCGAAAGCACGCTCGTACCTTATTACGCTAAGAGTATCGAGCATGCGGCTAAGTTGGGCATCAAAATTGGGGTTGGTTCCAACGGTATTGCTCTTACCAAGCCGGTCTTGGAACGCATCCTGCCGCACATCAGTTATCTACGGTTCAATTTTTCCGCAGGCGAGCGAAAACGTTACGCTGAGATCATGGGAGTAAAGCAGATCTTTTTCGACCGGGTAGTACAGAACATTCGCGATGCGATGACCATTGTCCGACGTGACAAACTCCCAGTAACGGTAAACATGCAAATGGTCACCATGCCGAACATGGCGGACCAGATCATACCGCTGTGTCGTTTGGGTCAGGAGTTGCGGCCGCATTACGTGATCTTCAAGCATTGTAGCGATAACGATGAAGGCTTCCTAGGCTTGGACTACAAGCAATATGACAAGCTGTATTACACGTTCAAGCAAGCCGAAGCGATGGGTGACAAGGATCTGCGCATCATCGTCAAGTGGGCGCGGCTCGAGGATGAAGGTAAGCGGCACTATGGCAAGTGCTTCGGCCCTCCCTTTCAGCTCCAGATCAGCGGCAATGGTTTGGTCAGCACCTGCGGCTTTCACTTCAATAGCAAGTTTAGGAAATTTCACATGGGCTGGATCGCTGGTGCAGAGCAAAAGCGGTTCAAGGAGATATGGGAAAGTGATCGATACTGGGATGTCGTTCGGTATCTAGCGTCGGATGAGTTCGATCCGCGGGAAAGATGCGGAACCCAGTGCTTGCAGACGCACACGAACCAATGGCTCTGGGACTATACGCAGGGCAAGGTCGACTTTCCGCAAACATCGGCGCCGCCGCATCTTGAGTTCCTGTAATGCCGCTGTCGCGGAAAGATAAGCATTTTTGGTATCCCGTACCGGTTATCACCGAATGGTTGGCAAGCCATGTCATTCCGGCGAACGCCTTTGTCGTGGATGTTGGTTGCGGCCATAACCCATTTCCCCGTGCTGATGTTGGGATCGATCAGCGCGATCGATCTTTATTGGAAATAATCTGGAAGCAGATCGGGATAGAACCGAAGCTTGAGGTTCTGCAATGGGATGTTACCGAAAGGCCATTGCCTTACGGCCATAAGGACGTGGACTTTGTCTATTGTCGGCACATGCTGGAGGATATGGGCGACCCGTTTCCGCTTATTGCCGAACTACAGCGGGTCGGTAAGGCGGGCTACATTGAAACCCCATCGCCTCTAGTGGAGCTGGTGCGGGGCGCTGATGGGGTTGGCGGCTGCGAGATCTATCGTGGCTATTATCATCATCGCTGGTTCATTTGGGTCCATGACGACGTGCTTAACTTTGTCGAAAAGCTTCCGGTTGTTGAGCACTTTAAGTTCGGTGATGAAGACATGCTTGAGGAGGCGGTCAAGCGCGGCCCAGAGCTATGGAATACCTATTTTCTGTGGGACAGTGAGATCAAGTGGAAGCGGCAGCGGGAAAACGTGGACTTTGCCTTTATCGACGGCTATTTGCCATTGTTATGGCGGGCAGCTGAGCAATCCGCTATGTCAACAGATGCTTTTTGCAGGGTGGTCAAGAAGCAGATGGAAGCAGCAGTTTAGGAGGGACCATCCGTGAAGAACGTGTTTATTTTCGTGCCGGCCTTCGGCCAGCAGATCTCTGCCTCGACCTTCATGACCAGCCACAACCTCGTTCAGACGCTGGCCTCCAGGTCCATCGGTGGTTCGGTGTCGACGCTGTCATTCCCCGATATTGCCGAGTTGCGATCGATGGCGATGACGATCTGGTATGACACGCTGAAGAACTTTGACTACATGCTATTCATCGATGCCGATATGGCATTTCCGCCTGAAATGGTTCTGGACATGCTGCACCTGGACGAACCGATCGTCGGGACGATCTATCCGCAGCGCAAGATACCTTTGTCATGGGCCGGGTCTGGCGAGGGCGGCACGCATACCGAGCGGCGCGCCAATTTCATGCGATGCGAAGGGGTCGGCATGGGTTGCACGCTGATCCGGCGCGACGTGCCGGAAAAATTCGAAAAGGAAATGCCCGAGCTGGTCGATACACGGCTAAAGCTTCATCCCGCGGCCGATATGCTGCAGAAGGCCGGCTGTACCCGCATGATCAGAGCTTTTGAAAAGCTGGACCTGCCGGAACGTGGCGTGGTGTCGGAGGATCTGTCGTTCTGTCTGCGCTGGAACAGGATGGGCGGCAAGGTATGGGCGGCGATCGGCTATCGCATTAGCCATGTCGGGCCCTATGACTATTCCGGTTGCTATCTGGAGTGGGCGGAAGAGCAGACGAAACTGCGCGATGCCGCCGCGGCGCAGGCTGCGGCGCAGACAGTGCTGCCGCCCAGCATCGCCGCCACAACCAATATGCAGTTCAGCAAGGAAAAAGTCGTTCAGTTTAAAAAGCGTGGCCGACGGCGGAAAAATGGACCGACAGTTCCGGTTGAGGCGCCGGCAATTTGACATTGATCTAAAATTTCCGTTTAATGTGGCAATTGCGGCACCGGGCCGGTGCCGTTCACCCATTCATCGCCAAGGCAGGGTTTGTCGGGCGGGGATAGCAACCCGTTCGGAGTCGCGCTGTGGCGAATACCCAGGCACAATACGGCTTTAAGCACGTCGGTTTCTTGCCCGGCGGGGCGCCCGACTATCAGCTTCAGAGTTTTACGATCGCGTCATCCTATGCGACGGCCATAGGCTTCGGCGATCCGGTTACTTTCACCAGCTCGCCTGCCGGCACGATCATCCAGGCCACCAACACGTTGGCGACCACGCAGCCTATTGTCGGCATTTTCCAAGGCTGCAACTTCATCCCGACGACCGGCGGCGCGCCGGTCTCGTCACCGTTCTGGCCGAGCGCTGGCGCTGCGCAGAATGCGACCGCTTACGTGATCAGTGCGCCGAACGCACTGTTCCAAGCGGCCTGCTTCTCCACTGCGATCGGCACGGCTGATATCGGCAAGAACGTCAACTTCACGGGTGGCGTGCCGAACACGACAGGCGGCGGTTTCTCCATTGCCACGCTCGATCAAGCAACGCTCACATCCGGCATGGGTACGACCTCGTCGTTCCTGCCGTTCAAAGTATTCCAGCTCTATCAGGGGATCGGGAACGGTTCAGACCCGACGACTAACTACAACTGGGTCATTGTGTCGTTCAACTTCCAACTGAACCGCACGATCACCCACGGCTAAGGAACGGGAGAGATAGATGCCTATTGCATTAGCTAATATCCGTTCCGAACTTCTGCCGGGTTTGTTCGATGTCAGAGGTTCGTATGACATGATCCCGCGCCAGTGGGACAAAGTCTTTACGACCCGCAGATCAAACCTTGCCGTCGAACGCTCGACGCAGATGGCGTTCACCGCGCTGCCTTATTTGAAAGATGAAGGTGCAGCGACGCAGTTCGATAACAACGCAGGCGAGCGCTTCACTTGGGCGTTCGTCCATCTCGAGGTGGCTTTGGGATATGCCATCACAAGAAAAGCCATCGATGACAACATCTACAAAGCGCAGTTCAACCCCACGAATTTGAAACTTCAAGAAGCGTTCGCACAGTTCAAAGAGATCCAGGCTGCGAATATCTTGAACCTTGGCACGACTTATCAGTCGTCCATCGTTGGTGATGGCGTGGCATTGTTTGCGACCAACCATCCATATGACGGCGGCACTTGGGCGAACACCTCGACGGTGCCGAAGAGCCTCAACGAAAGCACGCTTCTTGCTGATATGACGAACGTTCGTGTTCAATTTGTCAATGAACGCGGGCTTCGTATCTTGTCCCGCGCGCGGCGTTTGATCGTGCCGCCGAACCTTGAGCCGATCGCCATCCGGCTCACCAAGACGGAGCTGCGGCCAGGAACGGCTGACAACGATGTCAATGCGATCTTGACATTGTCAGGAGGACTGCCGGAAGGCTTCATCGTTCTCGATTTTCTCACCTCAAACTTTGCGTGGTTCTTGACGACAAATATCGAAGGCCTCATCCACATGCTGCGGGTGCCGTACGAGAGCGATATGTGGGTCGATAACGTGACGGATAACCTCTTAGTTAAGGCCTATGAGAGGTATAGTTTCGGCTACAATGATCCACGCGCAGCATGGGGCGAGTTCCCGACCAGCTAGTCTTCGGAGCAAACAATGGCTGAGACAATTTTCCGGGGACCGGGCGTTGTTTTAGGTTCCCTCCTTGATGGTCGTGTCGAAGCTTTTGATGGCCCGTCGATCGGCTATCAGGGCGATCTGATCGCGAACCCGATCTTCAATCCGCAGCCGAAGGATGGCCTGTCTCCTGGCCGTGTGCACGGCTGGTACAATGCTTTCTACAGCGTCAGTGTTGACGCCATCCCATCTGCTTCGAGTTCAACTACTATCGCCGCCGCGCAGGCACCTTCGACCACTGTTGGCGTAGGTCTGAACTTGGTCACGGCAGTCGCTGGTACTGCGGCTGGTGTTCAAGTCTATTCGCCCGGCATTCCGATCCAGCCGCTGAATGCATCGGCCATCGTTACGTGTGGTGCTATCGACTTCGGGTTTACCACCGGCACAACGACGGCAAATAGCTCGACCGTCGCAGTCGCGGACAATAGATATTTTACGCTTGGACAATGGTTGTGCATTCCTGGCGCTGGCGGCGGCACCAACGTGCCATTGTTCTGTCAGGTGACGGCTTTCGGTACTGCATCGCCGGCCAATGCGACGACATTGCAGGTTGCGCCTGTGCCGCAGACAACAGCCAGCAATGTTCCTATTGGCCAAGGCAACCTGTACAGCCAGTTCATCCCTTATGCCACGCAGTTTGGCCCTAGCACGACAGCGGCGAATGCGGCCGAGCCATATCGGCTCTGCGGCCTGGGCGCGGCCATGGACCCGTGGGCCGGTGTTGCGCGCAATGTTCAGGTCGTATCTGCCTCCGGTCAGACGACGCAGTTGCTGGTGACCGGTTACGACATTTATAACCAGTTGATGACTGAAAGACTGACTTGCACATCTGCCGGAACGACTTTCGGCCAGAAGGCATGGAAATATATCCAAAGCATCACGACGCTGGTGGCCGGGACAACCGGTACCATGGGCAACGTCTCTGTGGGCGTCGGCAATTATATCGGCATGAACTTGCGGTCTGACCGCTGGGAATTTGCTGATATCTTCTATACTGGCGGCTTTGCCATCAACAATACTGGGTGGACAGCTGCGGTCACTACACCGGCAACTGCCACGTCAGGTGATGTCCGTGGCATCATCAACGCTTCGACCATCCTGGTTGGATCAGCGTCTGGTTCGGCTGCTGCTGGCGGTGCGTTTAATGGTTCAGCGCGCATTACTATTTTCCAGAACGTGCAACTGCAAAATGCGATCTTCGGAACGCCGTTGAACTATACGTCGCTGATCGGTGTGGCGCAGAGCATAGGGACTTAGGAGGACCGACATGAAAGGTCATAAAGGTCGTCACCATCGCAAGCATGGCGGTCGTGAAGATGGTAAGCGCGAACTGATGGTAGCATCTGGCAACCCGGATGTGGTCAAGGAAGCCGAAGGCAAGGAAGAATACGCGAAGGACGGCCTCAGGAAAGGCGGTCGCGCGCATCACAAGAAACATCACAGGAAAGACGGTGGTGCGATCATTCATCGCATGACCGGCGGCAATGTGCGGCCACGGCTCGATCGGCCTGGACGCAAGAAAGGCGGCCGTGTCGGCTCTGATCATGCACCGCTCACGAGCGCTCACCACACTCATGCCTCCGAAACTGAACCTAGGGAGGAAGGTGGAGACTAATGGCGAAGCTGACGGCAGCTAAGCGCAAAGCCTTGCCAGCTTCGACATTCGCGGGGCCGGATCGTTCCTATCCCATACCGGATGCAAGTCACGCCAGGAACGCACTGGCTCGAGCTTCGCAACACGCGGGACCGGCATTGAAGGCGAAGATCCGCGCCAAGGTGCATCGCAAGTTTCCCGGCATCGCGATGGCGCATAAGATGACTGGCGGCGCAGTCCGACATAGAATGGATAAAGCGCCACGACGATAGAGAGGCGCTATGTCGCTGCCAAATGTAACGACCTACTCCATCATTGCAGGCAATGCGAACTTGCTGGCGAGTGTCGGCGCGATCGGTCCTGCCAGTTTTACGCTTGCTACCACTACATTGGATGCCGGCCGCCGCGTATTGATCACGGCGATCGGCAACGAAAGCGCAAATACATTCGTTATTTCTGGACTAAACGCGGCCGGTTTTCCGATCGCCGAAAGCATCGCAGGGCCGAACGCGACAACGACGCAGACCAATTTGGACTTCAAAGTTGTGACGTCGATCCGCAATTTGGCGGCGAACGCGAATACGGTTTCCTTTGGGACGTACTCAACCGGCTCAACGCTGTGGAACATAATGAACTGGCACGTTTCGCCGGTTAACATCGAAGTGTCTGGCGTTCAGGTCGGGACCCAAGGGGTAACGTGGACGGTCCAGTACACTTATGACGACCCGAACAATCTCCCTGCGGGCGTGCAGTTTCCACAGCCGTTCAACCATCCGACGCTGGTCAATCAGACTGGATCGCTGGATGGACCGATCAATGATCCGATTACTGCAGTACGTCTTTACATGTCAGGCGGCACCGGCACAGTGCGCTTTACTGTCATCCAGGCGGGGATCGGCAGTCCATGAAAAATATCGTCTATGCTGGGCTGTTACCGTTGGCGAGCTTCGCCTGTGTCAGTTTGGCGGATGCGCAACCGACAGGCACAAACTCGCCTCCTGGCGGCGCGATCCTTTCTCCTGGTACGGTTTCTCAATTGCCGACTTGCAACGCTGGTGCCACCGGTACACGCGGGTTCGTCAGCGATAATGCTACTGCTACGACTTGGCTTGGCGCAGTGACTGCTGGTGGCACGTCGGCAGGACCGGTTATTTGCAATGGCGTATCTTGGCGACAGGACTGAACATGGTTGATCCAACTGGCGCACAGGGAGCAAGACCGGCAGGCGGCGGCGATGATGACTTCACCGCGGTTGCTCGTGGCGGCGACAATTTCCTGGCTCGCATGCGTGCGCTGGTCGATCTGCGCGACCAGCAAGAAGCCGCATACAAGCAACTGAGCCTTGGCAAGGAAGCTGCTACGGCATTAAAGCAAGCACAGGACAGGCGCGAAGAGGCTGAGCGGGATAGTCAAGAAGCCAAGAAGACGCTGGCCGAGGCTCGTGCCAAGGCCAAGCAGATCATCGATGATGCCAACAAGCGTGCGCAGGATACCTCGCGGTCTGCCCTGGAGGCCAAGCAAAAGACCGAAGCGGAGGCGCAAGAGATCCGCACGCAGGCCGACGACTATGTCAGGAAAGCGCGCGGCGATATCGATGCTACCATTGCCGACCTCAATAACCGTACCCGTGATGCGCGAGCGGCTGAGCGCAAGGCGGAAGAGGAAGCGGGACGGTCGCGGACCATGGCGCAGCGTGCAGGCCAAGCGGCTGCGGAGGCCGATGCCAAGGCTAAGGCCTTTGAGGCAAAGATCGATCGGTTACGTGCCGTCATCGATGAACTGAAGTAGCGGGGAGGCCAAGCATGGCCGACCCTGGCGGCAGAAACTCCCCTCCCGAAGGCGGCGCTTTCTCGCAGTCCATGCCTCCTGGCGGCGTGGCAGTCGGTGGCATCGATGCCTCCAGCAATTTGCAGCCGCTGCATATCGATGCTTCCGGCAACCTTCTCGTTGCGGCGTCGGTCACCGCAGTAGCCTCGTTCAGCACGACCGCCCAGGCAGCGACCACGCAAACGGCTGTAACCGGCGCTGTCGTTTGGCTCGCCCCGACGCAGACCTTGAACGTATCGCTTGGTGGCTCGACGGCCGTTGCCACGACGACGCAAACGGCGGCTACGGGTGCGCTGGTATGGCTCGCGCCGACCCAGACGGTCGGTCAGGTTTCCACTGTCGGTACCGTTCTTGGCACCGTCAATGTGAACGTCGTTGCCGGTGGCGGTGGCGGTTCGTCCTATACCAGCCAGTCTTCGCTAACCACGGGACAGGGCGTTTGGTTGGCTCCAACCCAGACCATGGCCCAGGTGTCCACTATTGGCACCGTTCTGGGCACGGTTCAGATCAGTGGCTCCGTTATCGTTTCTGGTGGCGGCAACATAACAACCACGCAATCCAGCCTAACGACCGGTCAGGCTGTGTGGCTCGCACCGAGCCAAACCATGGCGGTTGTCTCCACGATTGCGACGTTGCTGGGCACAGTGCAGATCAGCGGTTCGGTCATTGTTTCCGGGGGTGGAAACATAACCACTACCCAGTCGAGCCTGACCACGGGTCAAGCCGTTTGGTTGGCTCCGACGCAGTCAATGGCTGTTGTGTCTACGGTTGTGACATTGCTGGGAACTGTTGCTGTTTCCATTGCGCCATCTGCATTGGTATCGGGCACCGTATCTTTGGTTACGGTGTCAAGTGTCGGGACTGTGATTACGCTTCTCGGCACCGTCAATATCAGCGGCACTGTGGTTGCTTCCGGCGCTGTCATTACGACTACGCAGTCGTCGCTGACGACAGGACAAGCTGTCTGGTTGGCTCCTACTCAAACTCTTGCTGTCGTTTCTACTATTGCGACCATTCTTGGCACTGCCGTTTTTTCTGTTGTGCCTGGGTTCTCCGTTTCTGCCGTTGCAACTGTCGCGACTATCGTCACTTTGCTTTCGACCGTTCAGGTCAACGTGGTCGCGGGTGGGGCCGCTCCTGGTACTACGGCAACAACGCAAACGTCACTGACTGCGCAAGTTGTATGGCTGGCCCCAACGCAGACAATGACGGTGCAATTATCTGGTCTAGCCAGTGCGGCCTCGACGCAGAGTTCAGTCACAAGCGGCTTAGCGGTCTGGCTTGCTCCGACCCAGACGATGGCTCTGGTTTCGACGGTCGCTACTATCGTTACTGTTCTGAGCACTGTTCAAGTAAACGTAGTGGCCGGCGGTGCAGCTCCTGGCACTACGTTTACGGGCCAGACATCTAATACCGCTCAGTTAGTCTGGCTGGCGCAGACACAAACTCTGTCCTTGGTTTCTACCGTTGCAACGATTGTTACGGTTTTGTCCACCGTTCAGGTTAACGTGGTGGCCGGTGGTGCAGCTCCCGGTACAACGTTCACTGGTCAGACCTCTAATACAGCACAATTGGTTTGGCTTGCTCAGACGCAAACTCTGTCTTTAGTTTCTACTGTTGCTACGATCGTTACAGTTTTATCCACGGTCCAGGTTAATGTCGTTGCTGGTGGGGCTGCACCCGGCACGACCTTTACCGGCCAGACCTCTAATACCGCGCAACTTGTTTGGTTGGCTCAGACCCAGACGTTATCGCTGGTTTCTACTATTGTTACGGTGCTTGGCACGGTGGCTGTAAGCCAAGTGGCCGCCGTATCATTAAGTGGTCTTGGTGCCACGGTTACGCAGTCTTCATTGACGACTGGTCTACCGGTCATCCTCGTTCCAACACAGACCATGGCCTTGGTGTCCACGGTTGCAACCATCGTGACTGTGCTGAGCACCGTGCAGGTCAACGTCGTTGCCGGTGGCGCTGCCCCAGGCACGACTTTCACCGGTCAGACTTCCAACACCGCGCAGTTGGTATGGTTAGCACAGACCCAGACATTGTCACTGGTGTCCACCGTTGCGACCATTGTGACGGTGTTGAGCACCGTGCAGGTTAACGTGGTCGCTGGCGGTGCCGCGCCAGGGACTACGTTTACGGGTCAAACATCGAACACTGCGCAGCTCGTTTGGCTTGCTCAGACGCAAACCTTATCGTTGATTAGCACTATCGTTACGGTGCTTGGTACCGTCAACGTCAGTCCCCAAGGCGTTGGTCTGGTTTCGATCTCGAGTCTGCCGAATACCATAACCCAGTCTTCATTGAGCACTGGTCTGCCTGTCATCTTGGTGCAGACGCAGACGATGGCGTTGGTTTCGACGGTCGCAACTATCGTAACTGTTCTCAGCACTGTTCAAGTGAACGTTGTCGCTGGCGGTGCCGCGCCAGGAACCACATTTACCGGCCAGACTTCCAATACGGCCCAGCTCGTTTGGTTGGCCCAGACGCAGACATTGTCTCTGGTTTCAACCATCGTAACGATCCTAGGAACGCAAGTTGTTACGGTTGTGCCGGGGGTGTCGGTGTTGGCGTCGATCAGCGGAGTTACGCCAACAATAACGCAGTCTTCACTTTCAACTGCATTGCCGGTGATTTTGGCTCAGACCCAGACGATGGCACTGGTGTCAACAGTTGCCACGATCGTCACCGTTCTGTCCACGGTTCAGGTTAACGTCGTAGCGGGCGGGGCTGCGCCCGGCACGACTTTTACTGGGCAAACTTCCAACACAGCACAGCTCGTCTGGTTAGCGCAGACCCAGACGTTGTCGCTGGTTTCTACCGTTGTCACAGTCCTCGGTACCGTTGCGGTCAGTCAGGTTGCGGCAGTTTCATTAAGTGCGCTTGGCGGCACTGTTACCCAGTCATCGCTGACAACCGGTCTGCCCGTCATTCTCGTTGGGACTCAGACCATGGCGTTGGTTTCGACCGTCGCCACCATCGTCACGATATTGAGCACGGTTCAAGTTAACGTGGTGGCTGGTGGGGCTGCGCCTGGGACTACCTTCACTGGACAGACATCGAACACTGCGCAGCTAGTTTGGCTCGCGCAGACTCAGACGCTGTCACTGATCTCTACCGTTGTTACCGTCCTTGGCACCGTTGCCGTCAGTCAGGTCGCGGCTGTCTCGTTGAGTGCATTGGGCGCCACTGTGACGCAATCGTCCCTGACGACCGGCTTACCTATCATCCTGGTACCGACGCAGACTATGGCTCTGGTCTCGACGGTCGCCACTATCGTCACAGTGCTGTCTACTGTTCAGGTCAATGTCGTAGCCGGCGGTGCGGCACCAGGAACTACTTTCACAGGACAGACGTCCAATACAGCGCAGTTGGTATGGTTGGCGCAAACGCAAACGCTGTCACTTGTTTCGACTGTTGCAACGATCGTCACGGTTCTCAGCACTGTGCAAGTTAACGTGGTCGCGGGCGGCGCAGCACCTGGAACGACGTTTACCGGGCAGACCTCTAATACGGCTCAGCTTGTGTGGCTGGCGCAGACACAAACGTTATCGCTGATTTCCACCATTGTGACGATCTTGGGAACGCAAATTGTCAGCGTCGTTCCTGGCGTGTCGATCACGGGTTCAGTCAACGTTGTCAGCACTGTTACGGTTACTAATCCGGCACTGGCTGTAACAACGACCCAGTCGTCACTAACCACCGGCATGCCGGTATGGCTCGCTCCGACACAGACTATGACGGTGACGGTGGGGAACGTGGTGTCCGTGACTGGGACATCGTTGAATGTTGTCGTTAGCGGCATAGTCTCCGTCACTGGCACGTCACTCAATGTTGTAGTGTCTGGTTTAGTTTCGGTAACGGGCACATCGCTGAACGTTGTGGTATCTGGTGTTGTTTCGATCTCGACCTGGGCCGGTGTTGCGGTCACTACAACTCAGTCAAGCTTGACATCGGGTCTGGCTGTTTGGTTGGCGCCGGGCCAGACACTGGCATCCATCGGTACTGTTGCGACGGTCGCCAGTGTTCTGACCATTGTTACTATTCTTGGCACCCAGACAGTTGCCATAGGGACTGGTTCTGTAACCATAGCTGGGCCGGTTTCGATCAGCGGCATCACACCGACAAGTGCCATGAGTGGCTTTACGTCCACTCTAGCGCTGCCGGTTCTGGTTATGGGTGGAACGACTGCGCAAGCTGCCGGTAGTACTGGGCAACTTAATTGGCTTGCAGCAAGTCAGACGTTGGCCAGTGTAGGTACTCTTGGGACGGTTTCTACTATCGTTACCGTTCTGACCGTCGTAACGATCTTGGGTACGCAAGTCGTCACGGCTGCGTTCCTATCGTTTACGACAGCGAGTTCTGGAACCCAATTTACTGCCACGCAAACTGGTCTTGCTGTTGTTGCTGCAGTGGCAGGCATTACCATAACAACGACAGCGTCTGGCTTGAGCGGCATCAGCGGCTTGCCGGTCTGGGTCGGCAATACGATCTCGGTGTCAGTGTCGGTGTCAGTGTCGGCCTCAGTCGGCGGCACTACGGTCACAACGCAAACGTCATTGACTGCACAGCTTGTTTGGCTGGCGCCGACGCAGACCATCATCGCTAGCTTGTCTGGCGTGTTCACTACGACCCAGACCGCAGCAACTGGGCAGTTGGTGTGGCTCGCGCCAACCCAGACGGTCGGCACCGTGTCGACATTATTAGGCACAGTTCTGGTCAGCCTGCCCGGTGGTACGATCACTGTCGGCCAGTCTACGCAGGTGCGTGTGATCGTCGTGGCGAGTATTGCGTTGGCGGCTGCGGCCTCGTCGTCGGCTGGACCGATCCCGTTTACGATCTTTGTCGGCACGACGGCTGCGACGGTGACCAGCGCATGGAGCATCCCAGCCACCAACTTCCGGCTCAACTTCGTCAACATCCTGATGACGGGCGCTGGAGCAACATCACCTACAGTCGGCTATTTCCAGGTTGCCCATTCCAGCGCCGGCACGACTGGTACTGCGACTTCGCCAACGATCTTGTCGACTAAGCCGCAGCTCTGTGTGATTCCTGTCGGAGTATCCGCCGCCGCCGCCAGCTTCGGCGTCCAGAACGCAATGCTGGACGTGGTCGGCGGGCTGACGCAAACCATCATGTTGTGGTTTAATTACCCTGGTACGACCAATACATCGGCAACGGCGCTGTTGACCTTGCTGGGATACTTGTTCTAAGGAGCGAAAATGGCTGGAGGTCCGATCTTTCCCTCTTCGATGTATTTCGGCGGCGCGTCTGGCAATTTGTCGCCGACATTCTATAGCAGCAGCACCGGCACTGCATCACAAAGCGTTATAGAAGGCATCGGCGTGATTGCCAGCTTGGCCGCAGAAGCGGCTATACCGTTGCAGTTCAACCTGCCGGAAGCCATCCCTTCGGGAACACTGAAAGCGCGAATACTGGCGTGGTCGAACGCTTCGTCAGGAACGGCAGTATTGACGTTGTCGGATGGTCAGACTGCAGTTGGTTCCAACATCGGTTCGACGGTGCTGACGGCCGAGACACAATATTCCACGGCATGGACGGCCGTGGATAATATCGTAGAAACTAAGATCACACTCAGCACGACACCAACCGCCAACAATATTCTGACCGTGTTGGCTACGTTCAACCACACCAGTTGGACATTGGCCCAGACTAGCGTTTGGCAAATTAGCCTAGTTTGGGAGTAACCAGATGTATTTCCGCTATTGTCGCGGTGTCTTTGCTATTTGGTACTTTCAAGCTTCTGGCCTTACGGGAAGATAAGCTATGGCCTCAGTAGTCTTCACTCCGCAGCAGATCAGGCAGATCGCGACCTTTTTTGCGCAAAAGCAATTTGTAGAAGTAAATGCCGCTGCGGTGGCCGGCGTCGATCAATTGCAAAATGCGGTATCCACACTTTCAACTTCAGTGTCGGTTGGTAATGGCACGGTTTCTTATAACATTAGTTGGTCGCCGCCACTGACATTTACCCTGACCACGGCCCAACAAGCGGCGCTTCTTGGCTACATCATGCAGATGGCAATGGGAGTGCCGTTGGTCTGATGGCGCGCACTTTCGTCTTCGCCAGTACTCAGTATTTATCAAACAGTAACACCGGCTCGCTGATAGGAAATGGTGGCGACACAAGCGTTTCGATATGGGCTTATCCAACCGCGACAGACGGCAACTTTTATATGGCTACATCGTTGCGGACCAGCGGCGGTGGTACTGTGTATTATTATATTTCCAATCACAATGCGACTTGGTTATTGGCCATGAATAATGGTGGTACTGGCAGTCTTAATTTTGGTCCAGCCAGCGTCACAACTAATGCTTGGACTCATCTTGGCTTTGCATTTAACGCCAGTACATCGGTTGGCTATAAGAATGGCGTCCAAGCTGACTCAAGAACGCCGTCAGCCAATCCGTCCATCTCCACCCCTATTTTTTATATTGGCTATGATGGTACAGCCGCGACTTGGGCGGGGCGGCTTGCTGATTGTGCGACTTGGAACGTGCTCTTGACGGCCAGCGAATTTGCAGCATTGGCAAACGGTGCACGGCCAGGACAGATCAGGCCGAAGAGTTTGACTGGCTGGTGGCCGGTGGACGGTTTGGAATCGCCTGAACCGGATCTATCAGGTAATGCCAATAATGCATCTCTCACTAATGCGCCAACGATAGGTTTTGGGCCGCTGATGGGATTATTTACGCCGCGCTGGCCGATGGTAACTCCATCTGTGACCCTACAAGGACCGGGCTGGCCAACGCCTATCCAGGTGCAAATACAAATGGCATTGAGTATTGTGCATTGAGAGGCAAGGATCATGCAGCAATATATGCTTGTCCCGCCGCAAGGTTCGGAACCGGCGGATGAATGGGTGAAGCTGGGCGTCGAAGCGCATATGCGCAGCGATACCGCAACTGCTGACCGGCATTATCGACAAGCTTTACGCATTGATCCTCGTCATGTGATCGCTACGCACAACCATGCCATTTTATTTGCCAGCCAGGGCAATTTGAACGAAGCGCTTCTGACCATGGAGCGCGCCATGATCTTTGATGATAGCTATGGCGCGATCTACATGAACTATGCGCTGATGTGCCTTGAGGCTGGCCGTATTGACGATGCCCTGAAGGCGGGCGAGCGGGCAGTCGAGCTTGGCAAGACCGATCCTGGCCCGATCGGCAAAGTGCATCCGCATATCGTTCACGCCATGGTACTGGGCGCAGCCGGCCGCTCGAGCGAGGGCATCGCCCATTACAATGCGGCTCTGGATGAAGACCCGAAGAATACCCAGGCCGCGACTAATGCCTGCTTTGCACAGACCTTATCGTTTTGTGTGCCCAAGGAATTGTTCGAGCAGCGTCAGCGCTTTATCACGGCGGCCAAATACGAAGGCACGTTCCGCAAGGCGAAGATCAACCGCGAATGGCCGCGGCCGCTTCGGGTTGGCTATGTCGGCGGCGACTTCAAGCAGCATTCGGCGGCGATGATCTTTTCGCATGTGCTGTATCACCACGACAAGGACAAGGTGGCGTCATACCTGTACTCGACGCTGCCGGTTAATGCGGAACAGGATATTTACACCAAGAAGTTCCAGAAAGTTGCCAATGGAACGTGGCGCGACATCCAGGGCAAGACAGATGACGAGGCCGCCGATCTGATCAGGGAAGATAAGATCGATATTCTGGTCGATCTGGCCGCGCATACTGCCGGCAACCGGCTGGCGATCTTTCTGAGAAAGCCGGCTCCGCTCCAGGTCACCGCTTGGGGCTTTGCCCATGGCACCGGGATGAGCGAGATCGACTATTTCTTTGCTGATCCGATCTCGGTTCCGAAGGATGAGCGGCAGTTCTATGCCGAGAAGATCTACGATCTGCCGTGCTTGGTGACCTATGAGGCCCCAGACTACAAGTTCAAGGACAGCAATACGCTGCCCTATGCGCTGAATGGCTTTATCACTTTTGGTTCATCAGCACGCTACGAGAAGATCTCCGAAGCTTGCCTGAAGGTTTTCGCCTCGATCCTGCACGAGGTGCCGGATGCGGTCTTAAGGCTCAAGGATAGCGCCTACGTTCGTCCCTATAGCATCCGCCGGGTGCTGGATATCATGCAGGGCTTCGATATTGATCCCAAACGCATCCATTTCCTCATTGGCACCACGCATGAGGAACACATGCAGGCTTACCGCAACAGCGATCTGCAGCTTGATCCTTTCCCTCATTGCGGCGGCATTGTTGCCTTGGAACAGCTCTATATGGGTCTGCCGATCATTACGCTTTACGGTACGCAGCCTAGCGGGCGAAATACCTCGTCTGTCCTCACGGCCATGGGAAGAGCGGAATGGATCGCTAAGACACCGGAAGAGTATGTCGAGAAGGCTGTGGCGCTTGCCAACGACCTGAAGACATTGCGTGAAGCCAGGAAAACTCTGCGCCAGGAGTTTTTGGAGTCTCCAGTGGTTAAGGGCTATACTGACAAGGTCGAAGCGGCATACCAGGAGATCTGGGAACGGGACGTATTAAAGTCGTGATCGTGGGTGGGGTAACTGCGATCAGGCAATGACCTCAAGCGGTACTTACTCGTTTGCGCCATCCAACGGTGAACTGGTCCTCTCGGCCTTCGAGCGGGTGCAGATCCGCGCCCCAGAGATCCGCCAGGAACACATGTTTTCCGCCAGGAGAGAGCTGAACTACATGTTCGCGTCCTGGGCGAACATGACGCCGAACCTGTGGGAAGTAACCCGGACACAGACGACGCTCGTTGCCGGTACGGCGACTTACCCGATCGTGCCGCAGACCATCATGATCTTGGATGCGAGCATCGTATTGAACTTCGGTACGCTCAATGAGAGCCGCCGTTACATTACGCCTATATCCCGCACCGAATATCTGTCATTCGGCAACCAGCAAACGCGAGGCCCGCCTACGGTCTATTGGTTTGACCGTCTGATTTCGCCCACCATTACATTTTGGCCAGTGCCTGATAACGCCGGGCCTTATACGCTGGACTACTTCTATTGCACGCAGATGTTCGACGCTAATCTGCCCAGCGGGGAGACGCCTGACGTTCCCTATCGCTGGCTCGACGCGCTGGTGGCCGGCTTGGCACACCGGCTCAGCCGCGTTTACGCACCGCAAATGGAGCAGATCCGCAAGGCCGACGCGCAGGAGGCATGGCAGCAGGCAGCGGCCCAGGATACCGAGAATGTGCCCTTCATGCTGGCGCCAGGGTTGGCGCAGTATTACAGGCGCTAGGCCATGCGGCCGCATCCACGAAGGGCTAGCGTCAACCCGCGATCGCCGCGCGGCTGGGGAACATGTGACCGCAGCGGCTTCATCACCAACCATGAGAAATTGGCTTGGCAATTTGATTGGCGCGGCGCGCAATTGGTGAACCTGAAGATCCTAGTGGCGCCAGATATGCTGGACAAGCCGCAGCGCCAGCTCGGCACCATCATTCTTCCTCCCGATCCTGAACCGATCCTCAATGCGCGGCCAGAGCCTTACACCATGGAGGAAGGTTCGGCCTTCGCTCTGGTACAGCAGGCAGCGGCGAGTAGTGTCAACCAAGCCCAATGCACGGTGTCGCTACCGCGCAACCCGATGCAGGGCAACTTGGTCGTGCTGGGCGTGGTGTTCAACGGGATCACGCCCAGTTTGGCCGCAAGTGACGCCCGTCCTAATGTCTACACACTGACGCCGGCTGGCATTACCACGGCTATGGGCACTATCGTCAGCGGTGCGGCTGAAGGCACCAGCGGTCTTGGTCTTGGCATGACCGGGCTTGCTGAGACTGGCCTTGCCGGCAGCACTGGCGGCACTGGCGGCGGCAGCGCCTCCGTTGGCGTGTGCGTTTTCTATCTGCCTAATGTGCCGCCGGGCGCGTTGAAGGCGATCACCGTGACGGCGCCGAACACGTTGCTGGCCATGGAGACATTCGTCGCCGAGTTCTCCGGTGCCTCTGTGTTGCCGTTCGATAATGAAGTGTTTGCCAGCGGTCTTGGGGTGCTGGTCAACCAACCGACCATCAAGACAAATTACAGCGATCTGCTGTTTGCTGTTATCCAGGTCGGCGGCTTGTTTTCTGCCGCCAATCCGCCATGGACTGCATTGCCGGCGGCTCTCGGCGATGCCGCCGCATACAGCATTCAGACTGCCGCCGGAAGCCAAGCAGCGAACTTCACCCAGCAGAATTTGGCGACCTGGAACTGCCAGATCGTTGCTTTCAGGAGCTGGTGATGTCCTATAATTACAGCCAATACGTATCTGATCTAGCCGTTCTCCTAGTGGTTCCGTCCAATGATCCGAACTTCATGGCGATCCTGCCGAACATCATCGATGATGCAGAGCAGCGCATCTATCGTGAGCTTAATTTGTTGGGAACGGTGGTGCGGGACACCTCGGCGAACTTGACTCCCAACAACCGGACTTTTGCGCTGCCAATGTCGGCAGGCCGTTTCAATACGGTGACTGGCGTCAATGTCATCACGCCGGTCGGCTCGACTACAACCACCGGAACACGCAATCCACTGCAACCGACATGGCGGGCCATGTTGGACTTTCTTTTTCCGCTCGAGACAGCATCTGGAACATCAGTGCCATCCAAATTTGCCATGATCAGCGACCAGACAATCATCGTCGGGCCGCCGCCCGATGCGTCCTATAACGTCGAGGTCATCGGCACCATCCGGCCAACGCCGCTGTCGGCGTCGAACTCAACGACCTACCTGACGCAATATCTGCCGGATCTGTTCATTGATGCGTCGATGGTGTTCGCCAGCGGCTATCAGCAGAACTTCAGCGCAGCGAGTGATAACCCGCAGCAAGGTCAGCATTGGGAAAGCCAGTATCAGGCGCACATGGCATCGGCCAGTGCTGAAGAAATGCGTCGCAAGTACAACCAGGATGTTGAGGCGCGGGCTAGGCCATGAACTACGTGGACTTCGTATCGCGTTTGGCGGAAGGCTTGAGCATCAGACAGACCGATGCCGACTTTATCACTTTGGTGCCGGCGACGATCGACGCGGCTGAGCAGCGATGCTATCGCGAGCTAGATCTCCTCAACACTATCACCCGTGATGCGACGGCAGCGTTTACGACAGGCACCAGGACTTTCAATTTGCCGTCCACCAATGGCACTTTCGTCGTGCTTGAGAACATCTATGCATTGACGCCTGCCAACCAGACAACTCCGGATGTTGCTACGCGCAACGAGCTGATGCCGACATCGCGTGTCTTTATCAATACGCTCTACCCATCGGCCGCTGGTTCCGCAGTGCCAGTTTATTTTGCGATGACGACGCAGACTTCGATCATCGTCGGACCATGGCCTGATCAACCCTATCAGGTCGAAGTGGTCGGCACGATCCGGCCCTTAGCCCTGTCCTCGACCAATGTAACGACACTACTTAGCGTATATTTCCCCGATCTATTCTTGGCCGGTGCCTTGTCGTTCGCTTGGGGTTTCCAAGGCCAGACTGCAACAACAAACCAGATGGCGACTGCGCAAGCGGCAGCATGGGAGGCCAGCTATAAGATGCTGTATGGGTCGGCCCAGGTCGAAGAAGCACGCAAGAAATTCACGGCAGAAGGGTGGTCATCGCACTCCCCATCGCCGATCGTAACACCGCCGAGAACATGAAATGCCCGAACCGAACACCATCAATGTTGCGCTGATCGTTCCAAATACCGGCGACCTGACCGGGGCTTGGGGTACTGCAGCGCTGAACCCCAATTTCAGCTCTATCGACGGCATGCTCGGCGGCGTGGCGACCATAGCGCTGTCGTCGGCGACTACGATCGCGCTGTCGTTACCTGCCGGTTCGATTACTCCCGGCGCCGGGCCCAACCAGAGCCAGAACTCGCTGATCAAATTGACTGGTACGTTAACGGGCAATTGCGTGCTGACGCTTGGCATGCCGGGCCGCTATGTGTTCCACAACCAATGCACGGTTGGCACGAGCTACGTTCAGGTAACTTCATCTGGTCTTGGCAATGCCTGTGGGTTGCCGCCTGGGCAGAAGGTTACGATCTTCCACGATGGAACAAACATTGACTATGTCGACGCGATGCCGGTCGGCGCTGCGCTCGATCTGCACGGTGTCACATCGGTGCCGGCATGGATCACTGCCTGTACCGTCAAGCCGTACCTGCTCAAAGATGGCACGACTTATAGCACCAGCGTTTATCCGGCATTGGGCGCGCTATTAGGCTCGACATTTGGTGGCAATGGCGCGACGACATTCGGCGTTCCCGATGAACGGGCGCGCATGCGCGTTGCTTATGACACTGGCTCTACCGGCCGCATGACCAGTCCTGTTAGCGGTACGACCATGGGGTCGGCCGGCGGGACTGAAACGCATGCGATCGCCGTTTCCGAACTGCCATCGCATACGCACAACGCCAGTGTCACCGATCCCGGCCACTCGCATTCGTACCAGGATCGAGACACGAACTTCCATCAGGATGGGACGTCGCAGTTTACCGTTGCCACCGCCACTAGTACACACACCACGGGTTCCAGCACCACCGGTATCACTGTCAGCAATGCGAGCACTGGCGGCGGCGGTGCCATGACGATAGTGCAGCCGACAATTGTTTCGTTCCTGGCGCTGATCAAGACGTGACGCCATGCCGTTCGGCTCAGTCACATTGCAGCCGGGAGTCAATGTCGAGCGAACACCGACCTTACTGACGGCCGGCTTTGTCTCTAGCCAATTGGTCCGGTTCAGGGATCAATTGGTGCAGAAGTATGGTGGCTGGTCGCGGCTTTATCCATTTGCATTAAATGGCGTGCCGCGCGATCTGCATGCTTGGGAGGATCTCAGCAGCAATCTTCATTTATTGGTCGGCACGACCACAACGCTGGGTATGATCACTGGCAGCACTTTGGTGGATATTACCCCGCGAACATTCACTTCAAATTTTGCGCCTAATTTCACCACGACAATTGGCAGTAACGTCGTCAGCATTACCGATAGTAACGTTAATAGCATTGGCCTCAACGATACGATCCTATTCAACACGCCGGTATCGGTCGGCGGCCTCATCTTGAACGGCATTTATCCGGTTTACCAAACGCTGGGCGGCAGTTCCTATCAGATCCTGGCTGCGAGCAACGCAACGGCCAATGTGAGCAACGGCGGTGCCGTGCCATCGTTCACCACCACCAGCGGCAGCAGTATTGTCCAAGTTACATTGAATGGGCATGGCATCACTCAATTTGGCGCTGGGATAATTGTAAGCTTCCCGGTTTCAACGACCGGAAACGGAGTGACTATTTTTAAAGACTACACGGTCGTTGGCCTGAACCTGCCCAACAGCTTCAATATCAATGCGACCACTCAGGCGACTGCCTCGAGCAGTTTTTCGATGAACGCTGGCAATACCCAAATTGTCTATTATCTCGGCCAGGGACCACCCCCTGCTGGCGCCGGTTATGGGGTCGGTGCTTATGGCAGCGGCGGCTATGGTCTTGGGACCGGCGGCGGTGGAAGTGCTACGACCGGATCACCGATCACGGCAACTGACTGGACTAGCGATAATTGGGGCGAGTTCGCACTGGCATGTCCGCAAGGCGGTGGCGTTTATTTCTTCGATCCGACTGGTGGCTTTCTTCAGGCCGATATCCTGGCGACGGCACCGCCGTTCAATGGCGGTATCTTTGTTTCCACGTCAGAACAGATCCTGGTGTGCTGGGCTTCAACGGTCAACTTGCAGATGGGAGGCATTGACCAAGATCCGTTGTTAGTGCGCTGGTCTACTGTTGGTGACTTTACGCAATTTACGGCGTTGGCCAACCAAAACCAAGCTGGCAGTTTTCGCATCCCCAAAGGCACGACGATCCGCGGCGGCATGGCGACTCCGAACCAGAACCTGATCTGGACGGAGCTGGACTGTTGGGCAATGAACTATTTAGGCCCGCCCTTTGTCTTCGGCTTCAATGAAATTGGCTCTGGCGCAGGCCTGATTTCCTCACATGCGGCGCAGCGTCTGCGCGGAAATGTTTACTGGATGGGGCCGACCAATTTCTATGCTGCCGCCGCAGGCGGCGTACAAGTCTTGCCATGCCCGGTGTGGGACTTCGTATTCCAGAACATCAACACAAGCTTTACGCAAAATGTTCGTGCCATGCCGAATACGCCGTTTAATGAAGTAGGATGGCTATTCCCGTCGAGCGCGTCATCGAGCGGGGAGTGTGACAGCTACGTCAAGTTCAACATCACCGAACCGGATGCGCCATGGGACTATGGTGCCGCCAACGTATTGCAGCGCTCGGCCTGGATGGATCAGAGCATTCTTGGCATGCCGATCGGTGCCAATACCGGCGGCGTGATCTACCAGCATGAAACCACCAATGATGCTGATGGCGCGGTATTAAACGCGGCATTCACCACTGGCTATTTCTTTATTGCTGAAGGCGAGGACTTTGCCTTTGTCGACCAGATCATGCCCGACTTCAAATGGGGGTTCTTCGGTGCCTCACAGGCCGCACAGATCATCCTGACGTTTAACGTGGTGAACTTTCCTGGCGACACGCCGCAGACCTACGGACCTTATACGGTTACCCAGTCCACGCAGTATCTGATCGTCCGGTTCCGTGGCCGGCAAATGTCGATCACGGTGCAGTCGAGCGATCTGCACAGCTTCTGGCGGCTCGGCCGCGTTCGCTATCGCTGGGCACCGGCAGGACGGCGCTAATGGCACAAATTGATGACGTCGTTTCGAACTTAAAGAACGGTGTCCTGAACCTGTCGCAGTTCATCTCGGGCACGACCAGTTCGATCTTGCAGGCTTTTGCCGCTCCCGGCCGGTTCGCCACGCAGGGCATCACATCGCCAGTGGCAACGTTGCAGACAGCGATCGGCACCGCGGCGGGTTTGGCTATCGTGCCATTTCGTTCCACACGGCGAGCGATTGCTTTCTACAACTGCAATGTCACGGCAGCTTCGACAATTTTCATTACGCCGCTGAATACAGCGGTCGTCGGCCAAAGCATTGGGATCGCAGGCGGTAGTAGTATTATCTTTACGCCGGATCTTGGCTGCAACTGCGGTTGGACGGCTATCGCGACAACTGGAACTACCAACTGCCTGCTCATTTTGGAGTTTGTCTGATCAGGGATAAGATGCGCCATGCCAGCTAGCCAAGTCATGCACAAGTGGAAGCACGGACAGCTTCACTCCGGTTCGAAGAAAGGTCCGATCGTAAAGAGCCAAAAACAAGCGATCGCGATCATGATGTCAGAAAAGCGCAAGGGCCTGCAGACTGGCGGCGATGTCGCGCATAAGCAAACCGGCGGTGCCGAAACAGGAGCGGCACCGATCGCGGCGCCGATGCCATCGGCCGATGCGCCGAACCGCTACGCTGGTCTTGGTGGCATGCTTGGTGGTCTAGGCCAGACACCTGGTGGTATCGGTTCAATGCCGCCCGGTATCGGTCAGATGGGCCCGCCGCAATGGCGGTTTGGGCAGCAGCAGTCAGGACAACAGTTTTCGCAACAGTCGCCACAACAATTGCAACAGTGGCCACAACAATTGCAACAACGGTGGCATCAACAATTACAACAGCAATGGCCACAGCTTGGCCTTGGTGCCATGGGTCGACCGTCAATGCAGTTCGGCGGCGGCTTGGGTGGCTCATGGCTGCAGCATCAGGAAATGCGCAATCTGATGCGCGAGGGCATGCATACCGGGCCGATCATTTCCGCAGTTGGCGGCCGCACTGACCATCATGCCATCAATGTTCCAAGCGGAAGCTACGTGCTGCCGGCAGCGCATGTGAGCGCCTTGGGCCAGGGCAATACCATCAACGGCATGCAGATCCTCAAGAACATGTTCGGGCCGCCGATGAAAATGGGTCGCGGTATGGGCCTGCCGAAGATGGGAATGCGCGCACCGGGCTTGCCGAAAGGTCTAAGCGGCGGGTTCTCGGCCGGTGGCGCACGCCATAGCAACAGCGGCCGACCAGTGCCGATCATGGCCGCAGGCGGCGAATACGTCTTATCGCCACACCAAGTGGCGCGGGTGGGAAACGGAGATCTGGATCGCGGCCATGCGATCTTGGATCATTGGGTGAAGTCCACGCATAAGAAATATGCGAAGACAGTCGCCAACCTCCCAGCCCCGGCCAAGACATGACAGTACGCATCGGCACCCAACGCGACGAAGTCCAACTGATGGAGCTATGTCATGCGCTGCATGCCGATAATGGCATTTTCAGCATGGACGATCAGTTAGTGCGGGAAATGCTCTACCGTGCTTTCGATAGAAAAGGCGGCATTATCGGCTGTATCGATGGTGAGAACGAAATTGCTGCCGCGATCTACATGGCGTTTTCCCATTTCTGGTATTCGCACGACACGCATCTCGAGGAACTGTTCAACTTTGTTCGCCCGCAATACCGCAAGAGCAATTATGCGCGCGAGCTGCTCGAGTTCGCCAAGACCTGTCAGCGAACGCTCGGCGTGCCGTTGTTCACCGGCATCGTGACCAACAAACGGCTCGAGGCCAAGGTAACCATGTATCGCAAAAAGCTTGGCCCGCCGGCAGGCGCGTTCTTCGTCATTGGCGCGCATTGGCAAAACGAAGAAACCAAGCCGTGCGACGATCTATGGGTGCGTCATTCGCACGGACGCGACAACAAGAAAAACATCATCCAAGCCATGTTACCGTCGCGGATGACGACATTGCCGTTGCCGGTCATGCCGATAACAAATGGTGGCGGACAATGAGCAAAGGTTCGCAAACAGTCAGTCAGCAGACGTCGAACACAACGACGCCTCCAGCGTATCTCAACACCGCTTACCAGTCCTTGCTTGGCCGTGCGCAGGATGTCTCGCAGACACCCTTTGCGCCCTATGTGGGCGAGAGCATCGCGCCTTTCACGCCAGAGCAGAACCTCGCGCTTTCCAATATCAACCAGGGTGCCGGCTTTGCCGCGCCGTACATCTGGGGTGCTGGAAACCTTGCTGCAGGGGCTGCACAGCCGTTAACCGGGCAACAGATCGCCTATTACATGGACCCGTACCTGAACACGGTTGCGGGTTCGACGCTTGATTGGCTTAAGCAGCTCAACGCTTCCCAACAACAGCAAGTGCTTGGCAATGCGGTGGCGCAAGGCGCGCTTGGCGGCAATCGCGTTGGCTTGACGCAAGCCGCACTGGCCGGCCAGCAGGCTTATGGCGAGGCGCCGACATTTGCGAACATTTACAACCAAGGATACGGCCAAGCTGTCCAATTGGCGCAGCAACAGTTCCAGCAGAACCCGCAAGCAGTAGCGGCGTTGTTGGCCAATATCGGCCTCACGGGGCAGCAAGGTGCGCTGCAAGGTGCTGGCGCGCAGCTCGGCGTTGGCGGTCAACAGCAGCAAACCCAGCAAGCGCAGGACTATTTCAATGTCCAACAATACTACATGGCGCAAGGCTATCCGTTCCAGACTGCGCAATGGTTGGCCGGGCTTGAAACGGGCCTCGGCGGCGTTGCCGGCGGCACCTCGACCGGTACGGCAACGACGACAGGACCGGCACCGAGTGGTTTGGCGCAGGGCGTGGGCGCGCTCGGCACTGTGCTCGGCGGTGCCGGCCTGTTCATGTCTGGCTATAAAGGGGGAGGACAGAAAGACGGCGGTGCCGTCAAAGGCTATCAGACAGGCGGCATGCCGGGCGGCTCACCGCTGGCCTACGATCCAAGCGCCGCATACTACAGCAGTATTTTAGGTTCTACGCCGTATGGCGGCATGGCCAGAAGCTATGTGCCGATGGCGACAAGGGGCGGCCAGGGTTTGGGCTTGCCTCGTCCCGGCAGTGCCGCGCCACCGCCTGCAGAATTTGAGCGGATGATCAGCGGTGGGCAGGGCGGTGGCGGCGACAGCCTTAGCTCCATGACCGGCCTGATGAAGGGCATGGGTGGCCTTGGCAAGGGATTGGGTACTGGGACAACGCCGGCCTATGGCGATCCTTCGGAGGGTGCAGGGGCTGCAACGGCAATGGATCTGCCGGGCGGCACGCTGGGGATCGGCGGTGGCGGCGAGCTCGCTGGCCTGACCGGTGCCGATGTCACGTTTCTTGATCCATCATTGATGCTTGGAGACTTTGCTGGTGCCGCGGGTGCGGATGCGCTAGCCGGTGTCGGTGCGGATCTCGGCGTTGGAGCTGCTGCCGATCTCGGCGCGGCCGGCGGTGCCGATCTGCTGGCGATGCTGCCATTCCTTCTCGTGCAAAGCGGTGGCCGTATCAACTATCCCGGCGGCATGTCATTGCCGATCGGTAATCGCATCAAGATGCCGATGCGCGGCGGCTTGGGGATGCCGTCGTTTGTGCGCGGCGTGCCGCACAAGGGCTATGCGGATGGCGGTGATCCGACGTTCGATGATCGCTTCTATGGGATAGGGCCAGGACCGACTGCGGAAAGTGTCGCAGAACAATACATGAAGAACCAGGAGGCCATACAGGGTTATGGCTTAGGCTCAACACCATCGCTGCCCACACCGGATGATACTGACGTAAGTACTTTCCGCAACCAAGCTGAGCCGAACTGGAAACGAGTCGGCTTGCTAGCACCGCCAACAGCCGAACAATTAGCCGATGACGAAACGCCGCTTCGCAAGATGGAGATGCGGCAGACTTCAGATGGTCTGCCGCCTGAGATAACGGCAGGGACATCGCGTCCTGGCGTCGGCGGTCCATACACGGGACCGCATGCGTTAGGCTTTGCGCCAGACGTTGGGTTACCGGCAGCAACGGATGGCTATCAGCGACCGCCATGGTGGCCGACACCGATCCAACGGCCGCAAACCACACCAGGGCCGCAGCCGGGGTTCCTGGGGCTGTCGCCGGACTTCTACATGTCATTGCTGCTCGGGAGTGCGCGCCTGATGGGTGCGCGGCCGGGAGAGTCATTCGGTCAAGCGCTTGGGGCAGGCGTTGGGGAAGGCGCCAAGACCTACATGGGCCTTAAAGGTGGTGAGGCCAGTGTCGAGATGGAGTCGCAGAAGCTTGATCGACAAGCCCAGCAAGAAGCGGATCGGATCAAACATGAAACAGAAACACTAGAGGAAACACGCAAGTTCCATGAAGCAACAATAGCCCACCAGAAAGAACAATTAGCGCAAGAGAACTGGACGCAATTTACTGATCAGTTCGGCAGACCATGGCTGTACAACAAAAAGAGCGGCGAAACGAAGCCGGCTAGCGTAACCGGCGGTGTGCCAGCATCTCCAGTGCCGAGCGCGCCTTCGCCCCCCTGGGGCACTACGGTGCCTGTGCCATATTCGCCAGCGACACCCATGATGCAGGCAGGGGGTGTTCCCCCAGATGATCAGCAAGCGGCTCCGTCTTGGCTGAGCAGCGTTGGCGCTGCGGAGGCCTCTCCTAAAGCACAATATGTACCGGTTCCTTCGTCCGGTCCTGGCCCAACGGTTATGCTTCGGCAACAGCGCGACGAGGCGGCTGAACCGTTAACGCAAAAACTCCGACTTGATAGTAGCGAAATGGCACAGGACGACCCACCCGGCGCACATCCTGAAGTGCTCGATCGTTTGCGCGCAGAAGGAATGGATGAGGGAGCTGTACAGCGTGTTCGTGCCATAGGCCAAGGCCGCATGAACTTTCTGCCTAGTGGTATGCGCAACCCGCTTAACCAAGCCATTATGAATGCGGCCTTTGAGTATAATCCACAGCTTGGCCAGAATGATTATCAAAACCGACTGAGGACATCGAACTTCTTCGCTGTCGGTACGCAAGGTGGCGGCGGTCAAAATATTGCTGCCATGAATACATGGGCGCAGCATGTCAATGACTATCTCGGTCTGATGAAGAAGCTTGATCTTGGTGACTACACAAGCTTGAACGAAGCCAGGAATGCTCTTGCCAGACGCGGTTTTAGCAATAAGCAAACGCAGGATATTATTTATCAAGTAGAAGCCGCGCAGAAAGCTGCGGCTGATGAAGGTGCAAAGGTGTTTGCTGGAACCGGCAGTGCACTTGGTGATCGTGAGGAATGGATCAGACGACTGCCAATTAATGTACCGTTCCACACGTCACTGGCTGTTGTCAAAGAACTAGAAGGCTTGGTGCAGGGACGGCTGACAGCTTTGACCCATATGTATAACGAGGGGATGCATACGGGCTATGGCAACCACGACTTCATGTCGCCGCGTACACGACAGGTCATTGAGAGTATCGAAGGCGCAGACGATCCGGAAAAGTATACGCCATTGCCGCATTATAAGCTGCAGTCATCTGGTGCAAGCACTGGTGTAGCCAGAGTAGATCCACGCGATGCAGACTTCTTGCGTGCCAACCCCAATGCGGCCAGTGCGATCGATCGGAAATATGGTGCCGGTACAGCGGAACGTTTGATGGGACAGTAAATGGCTGATGGCATTACGCTGCCCAGTGACCAGGATGTAACGCTGCCCAGCGATAGGCCGATCGGCCCGGAGGTCGGCGGCAGTCGAGCTGCATGGGAGGGCTTCAAGTCTGGTGTAACTGCCGGATGGAGTGACAAGATCAGCGGCGCCTTAGCGGCAATGCCGACAGCGGGAACTGATGTGGATGCTGGTGCGATGGCATTTATGACGCCAGAGCAGCATCAAGAACGCATCAAAGCTGTCGGTGAACAAGCGCAGAAGGCTGAAGCGGAAACGCGGATGATGCGCGAGGCTGCGCAACGGCAGCATCCATATCTGTTTGGTGCAGGCGAGCTTGGCGGTGCTGCTCTTGGTATGGCGGCAGTTCCTGGTGGTGGCTTGGCGGAAGGCGCGACACTGCTGCCGCGTTTAGGTCAGGCCGCACGCATTGGTGCTGGCTATGGTGCATTAAGCGGCGCGGCCGAAGGCGAACGCGAAGGCGGTTTGCTGGGTGCAGGCATTGGCGTACTCGGTGGCGGTCTTATGGGCGCAGCTGGTGGTGCCGGTGGTGAACTGGTTGGCACTGGCTTGGGTGCGCTTGGCCGTGCAGCTTACGATCGTTATGGGCGACCAATTGTTGGCGCGGTGCGCGGTCTACTGTCGCCAAAAGAAGCGGAAATGCGTGCCGCAGGCGCTTTGCTGCGTGACTTCCCGCAAGTTACATCCGGCAAAGCGCTTGGTCTAACGCCAGAAGAATTTGCCGCCGCGCGCGCAGCCGGTGAGCCAACGGTTGTCGCTGACATGGGTGGCGAAACCACGCGCGCGCTGTTGCGTTCGGCGGCAAACTCTAGCCCTGAAGCGCGCGCTGAATTGCAGTCGCTAGCGCAGGAACGGTTCGCTACGCAAGCCGATCGAGCCGGTTCAACTATTCGTGGATTGATGTCTGGCGGTGTCGATCTCGCCAAAACCAAGGCGCAATTGGAAGCCGAATACGATGCAGAGCGAGTAGGTGCCTACGGTCGTGCTTACGAGGCCGGCGACCGGCCCATCTGGTCGCCAGAATTGGAACGATTGACATCTGCGCCATCGATCCAGAGCGCTCTTCGCGGTGCCATTAATGACTGGAAGGATTGGCAGGTGCGCGATGGGTTTGGTGCAATGAATCCGCCTGTGCGCGTTACGCCAGACGGTCAGTTAAAATTTATTGGTGGCCAAGGACTGATGCCTTATCCAAACATCCAACTGTGGGATTACGCGCAGCGCAATATCTCTGGTCTGGCACGGGCCGCGGGGCGGGCCGGCAATGATAGCGAAGCATCTCGGCTTGGCGGTTTAGCTGCGCAGTTGCGGTCAGCCCTTGATAAGGAAGTTCCAGAGTTTGGTGAAGCGCGAGGTGTAGCGGCCAATTATTTCGGCGGCAATAACGCGATCGAAGCCGGCCAAAAGGCGGTAAACTTCAAGGGCGATATCCGTGATCTTCGACGGTCGGTTGCCGAGATGCGACCAGCGGAACGTGGGATCTTCCAAGAGGCCTATCTCGATGGCTGGGCGAAGAAGTTTGAAAATATGCCGGTATCTTCCGATGTCACTCGGCCACTTCTTCCTCCTGCAACCATGCAACGCATCGAGGCAGTAGCGGGGCCAGAGGCAGCGAGCCGACTTGGCGCTTTCGTCGATCGCGAACGTGTGTACGATGCTTTGCGGAAGGCATTGGGCAATTCGACCACAGCTCGGCAGATCATCGAGGCTGGTCTGGCTGGCGGTGCCGCTGGCGCTGGGCTTGCTGAGATAATGGGACGTAATCCGATCGAGGGCTTCATCGGAGGCGCCGGTACTCTCGGTTTTAAGAGTGCTGTCCCTAAGCTGGCGAGTGTTGGCTTCAAGTCTGCATTGGGATACGTAGACCGTAATACGGCCAAGCGTGTCGCTGAACTCCTCACCTCGTCCGACGCCGAACCGATCATGCGAGGCCTCCGCGAAGCCTCTAAGAATGCCAGAATCGGGCAGGCGTTGCGAGACACTGCGAATCGCCTTGTATCCACGGTCGGAACAAGCCGCGCACCAAAGCTTGTCCCACAGATACCTGGGGTAGGCGCTGCCCAACAGGATCAGGACAGCATTCCAGGGCCAGTACAGCGTAAGGATGGCGGCCGTGTAATAGGCCAGCAGCGCAAACCGTTTCATCTTCCCCCCAATGCCCGGTTCAACCCAAGGGATAAACAGTATTATCTTCCCGGCAAGCGGCCGGGTCAATGGTTCAGAGTTGTCCCCCGTGGCCGATGATGATCCCGGCTATGACCTCGTAGAGGTTCCCGGTATCGGGCCAATGCCGACCGCTGTGCCTCCTGCCGCAAAGGCGATAGCTCAAGGACTTATCGAACAAGCCATGATCCCTGGCCGTGTGGCACAGGGCCAGCAACCGCAAGTACCTGGGCAATGGTCTGACCTCGATGAGGCGTTGGCGCAGGCCAATATGGCTGGGCAGTATCGATGGGGACCGCGACAAGCTTTGAGCATGCTCGGCGGCGCCAGCCCATTTGCAGGCGAGGGCGTCGGTATAGCAGGCGGCAAGCTGCGACCGGCTGGATACGGCAAGCTGCCAGAGCTGGAAGCTAAAACACCTTGGCAAGAAGCGCAGCCGATCGTGGATGCAAATGCCGGCAAGGGCTTAGAACATCCGATCGAAGAAACAAGTGACAATCTTCGGCTACATTTGCAGAGGCAGGCAAAGGCCGAAGAAAAAGGAACGGAATATCCTGGCGGCCTAGCGAACGAGCGAACGGTTATCCATTCTTCCGATCCAAACCTTCCGGACTTTGTTACCGGCAAAATTACTTTTCAGGACTGGATTGATCGCCATGAGGCGATCATGTCGCCGGAAGAGATCCAGTCAGCATCGCAATGGTATAAAGATCTTCGTGGTCAATTTCTGCAGCATACCGGCGGCAATGCGCCATTAGCAGACAAATATTTGCACGCTTGGCTAGTCGCCCAGCAGAACGTCGGCGTGGCACCGGCTATGGGCAATGTCCTGCTCCAAGCCGAACAGATCGCACGCGGCGTGCCGGCTGGGCAAATGCGTGCTGCCGGCATGCCGAACCCGACCGAGGCAGCTCGAGCTGTGATCAGCGGCGAACCAATTAAACAGGGCGTTGGTCAGAAGATCTCGGACTTTGTTGATAGCGCCGAGGGCAAGGCAGTACGATCATGGATGGCGAACCATCCCGATGGCGGCGCGCCATTTGTTGTTGATGTTCATACGGCTCGCGATATGGGCCGGGTTGACAAAACGCTTAAAAACCTTCTTCTCGCTAAGGGGTACAATAAGAAGGATCTTGATAAGCTCAACATTGATCTATCAGGCGGTGGCATCAAGGGTACGGCCTACGAACATACCGCACAGTTCGGACGTGACTTAACGGATCATCTGAACAAAATTAATTGGCAGGGCCGGTCAGACTGGACACCATCCGAAGCCCAGGCGGTCGGCTGGATGGGGATGACGCGGCTGACGCACGAGCGGGCCCAGGATGTCCAAACTGCAATTGGCCGCAACATCCGAAATATTAGCATGGAGCTGTCGCCGGGTAAGGGCTCGCCATGGGCGCAAAAATACGGTGCCGACTTTGGTGCCCTGTCGCCGGCAGACCAGACAGCAATTACGCATCAGATAACGACCGAAGCCATCAACCATGCGGCGCGGATCTCAGGCATCGATTCAGGCACGATCGTCACCGGACTTGGCGCTTGGCACCAGTATCGGAACCCTTCGACGGTGGCGCAGACATTTGCCTCTAAAGACGGTGCCGATATCGCGGCCAATATTCTCGGTCATCTTCTGCACCAGACGGAAGTGTGGTCGAACTCGGTCAAGCCGCTGACGACTAGCCCAAAGGCTTTTGCTGTAGACTTCATCGCCAATGGCCAGCACACATTGAACAATGCTGATGGATTACGGGACTTTTGGAGTCGGGTTATAGATGCCGATCCTCTCAAGGGAACACCAAAGGCCTTATTCCAGGGCTTCCAGCCGATCAAAAGTCCAGAAGGCTTACCCGGCATTCGGGCCTTAATTGACCGTGGCGGCGCTAAAACCCAGGAAACCTTGGAAAAAGCGCTTGCGCCTGGGGGGTCAATACATAGTATGATCAGCCTGATGCCTAGCAAAGCCGGCGAAGGCATTGATATGCGTTTGGCCGAAGCTGAGATCGCAAAGCATCGTAACGACTGGACAAAGGATACAAACGGTGAAGCTTACACACAAAGGCTGGTACAAGCCCTCCGACGAGATCCCACAGCCGATCTCCGTAGTGCTGGGCAGCAACTTGAGGCCCGCCTCAAAGCCTCCATCCAAGCCGCCAAAGGCCGAGGACAAGCCGGAGAAGAAGGACAAATAGGCCGCGCCCGCGGCGGCGCGGTCTATTCGCTGGAGGAGGTCTACGGCAACTCGTTCCGGCGAGAGGGTGGTGGGGTGGATAAAGCAAAGAAAGCGAAGACCGATCCTGAGATCCGTTATCAGTGGCGTCCGCATGGCAACCAATGGTGCGGCCGATGCGCAATGTTTCGCGCGCCGGATGTCTGCACCGCTGTGGCCGGCAAGATCGCGCGCCATGGCTGGTGCCGCATTTTTAGTGCGAAGAAGACCTGAAGGGACAAATGTACTATGCAAACCAACCAAGGTGACCTCGCGCGTGTCATTTCGCATGAACCAGACCAGGGCTGGCCCAGCATTATTGAGATCGTGGCGTACTGGACTAAAGGCGAAGGCCGCCGCGGCCGGCGCCGCTCAGTCATGATCGAAGCGGACCAGTTCTTTGGTCGTGGCCGTTACGGCGCACCGATGTCTGGTGACCAACTGTTGGCTGTGATAGACAGGCTCAGACAACAAGGGCCTGACCATGACGAACACAAACGTAGACTATCGGCTGCTCGTGCGCGCAGCGCAGAACGAACGTCGCCGCAGTCGCGAGATCGCTGAACAGGCTAACTTCGCGTTCCTGATGACTCTGCTGGGTGTGGGGGCCGCCGTCATGTTCGGCGGCCTCGCCATTATCTTTGGTATACTCTATGTCATTCATCTCATGTTGAGATGGGTCGGTATCATGTGAAGTAATGGTATAAGGATGTAGAAGATACAGATCAGCACTAAGATGACGATGAGAAGGACATAGACGATCGTTCGGAACGGCTCGGGTAGGGGGACCACAGCGATAATACTTTGCGCCGCCCACCATAGAAGGCCGATTATGAGAACCGCGATCAGCAGGCCAATTAGTGTTTCGATCATAGCGTTCCTCCTGTTGAGTGTCTTATACACCAACGCTCGCGCTGCCACCGACATTTGGCTTTTCTACGGAGCTGGACCGCCGATCTTTTCAAGTGGCATGAACCAGATCGCACGCAAAGCGCGGCTGGTCAGTGGGGTCGGCCATGTCCATGGGCCGTACCGCTACTACGAAACGCAACGTGTCTACGATTCGATCCGTTCCAGCCTGCCGTCCGATAAAAAGGTTCTGGTTGGCTATAGCTGCGGCGGCAATGCCAGTCTTGCGGTCGCGCAAGGCCTCGCCCAGAGCAACATCCCGGTTCATATTCTTGCCATGCAACCGAGTTTGTGGTGCGGTTGGTATTTGCCGACCACCAGCAATGTCGTCTACGCGCAGTCTACTTATGCCAGCTGTATCGGAACCTTGGGCCTGGGTTGCATGCGGTTCTATGGCAACGCCCAGGAAAATGTGAACATCTTCCGGCCAGAGGGACATTTGCGTGCTGACACAGACCCGGCATATCAACGTGATGTTATGAGTGCGATCTACCGCATTGCCAATCCGCGCGGCTGCGATCCGCGCCGGCATCAATGCCACGCCCATACGCTGGTCGTGCATCGCGCGCCAGGGGGCGGCGTAAGTCATACCCTTGTCCACCATGACCAATGAAAATCTGTTTGTTGGCCTTGAACTTGGTCACGTTCCCGGCTCCGCATGGTGGTCCGGTCGTGACGCTCAATGCCGATGATGTGGTGACATTCGTGGCACCGCATCACGGCTTCGACCCAAAGGTTAAGTGCATTGTCAATATGGTAGACGGGAAACATATCGCAGTTGGGGTGGATTGCGATGAGGTCAGGCAAAGGCTGCAGAAATGAACCCTGGTGCAGTCGAGGAAGGCGCAAAGGTTGCGACTGGCGTCATTGAAGGTTTAAAGGGCGAGCCTATATCGCTGGCGCTGATCGTGATGAACATTATCTTTGTCGCTGTGATTGGGGCCGGGTCGTATTACCTGAACATCCGGACGACCGCGCGTTATGAGGCGCAGGACGTACTAATCCACAAATTACTTGATCAATGTTTCTCGAGTAAAAGGTCGTCTTTGGAATTTCGGGCCCCAATCTTAACGGAACCATCTAGGAGTGATGATCCATGAAAATTGCAATTTCTTCTGGCCATGGCAAATACGTCAGAGGTGCGGCTGGGCCCTCGCCATGGGGGCTGGATGAGGTAAACGAGGCGCGCAGGGTCGTGCCGGCGCTTGCCGAATTTCTCACGCAGAATGGCAACGAGGTTGTGACATTCAATGAGGATGTCGCAACGACCCAAAGCCAGAATTTGACCAATATTGTAAACTGGCACAACAAGCAGTGGGGTGGGAAGTACGACTTGTCAGTCTCCGTTCACTTTAATGCCTATGTCGTCACGGATGGCGGGCGTGGGGTGGAAACGCTGTATTTAACCCAAGATAAACTTGCGGCTAAGATCAGTGATGGCATTGCTTCGGTCAGCGGTCTGATTAACCGCGGCATAAAAAAACGCAGCGATCTTTATTTCCTTAATGGCACGCTTCAGCCTGCTGTTCTGCTGGAGATATGCTTTGTCGATGCTGCGCAAGATGTCGAGGATTACAACGAACACTTCGATGATATCTGCGAAAGCATTGCCCTTGCCATTGCGCCGGTCGGGGCCGCCGCAGAGGACCAGCTCTACACGGTCGGCAAGGTCAGTGAATTTGGCGGTCCGCAGGACACTGGCGTGACGCCCAGCGAAGGCCTTGCCTTCATCTATGACTACAAGACCAAACCGGAAATTTTCTTGCCGCAGCAACCGCCAGGAACCACCGGGCTTGCTCGCAGACTTGATCCGAGCAAACGATATCTGGCTTTGCGTTGGGACTATTCGCGATTCTCAAAGACCAGATTGGCCGGGAAGGAAATGGCATTGGTGCGAGCGACCAAGACCGGACGGCAATTCACCGCGCACCCGGCAGATTGGGGGCCACATACCTCGACCGGCAGGGTCGCAGATATAAGCCCCGGCTTGATGAGTGACCTAGGAATAACCACTGACGATACCGTCGAAGTGCTTTATCCATACGTGGGAGAGGTCGCCTAACGGAGGAAAAGGTGAGCACTAAACCGAGGGCCAAGAAGCCAGCTAAGCATGATGAAGTGCCAGAGCCGCTAGCAGAAAAGGTTTGCAAGGTCGTGCTTGATGGCAATATCCCGCCTTACCGCATCGTCATTCGTTGCCCAGGCGGTCCCGATATTGTGCTTCTGCAGATCGGCGAAGTGGCACCGGGGGTTGCCATTTTGCATTCTGACGGCTCGAGCAATATCCGGCTGCGCTGAATGCTTCTATTAATTGCTTTGCTATGGGTTCATGATGCGCCCAGCGGATGGGCTTATCCACCTGAATGCTGTGGGGGGAACAGGTTTGTTGGCGACTGTCTGCCAGTGCCATGCGACAGCTTAGTCGAAGACAAGTTCGGCATCCTGTGGCGCGATCTGCGTTTCCGCGATGGGCAGATCAGGCCAAGCGGCGATGCGCAATGCCACGTCTGCGCTGATCGAGTGGACGGGATACCGATAAAGCCACGCTGTGTGTTCGTGCGGCCGTCATCGTAAAAGAAAAGGCCCCTGGCAGGGGGCCTTTCTCAGTCTAGCTGCGGATCGCCGCCAGTGCCGCTTTGCCGGTCAACGGCATCTTCTTGCGATCGCCTGCCTTATCGGCCTTGAGTTTGTCGATTCTGGCCATCGTCTTCTTTTTCTTACCGGCTGCTTGTTCAGCGAGGATCTCGGCTTCAGCCTTCTTATCGGCATCGCCTCGCGTCGCCCATTGCTGGTTACGAATATCAAGCGGGTCGTCTACCGGGAGCCGGGCCACCGGAGCCGTGACAGGCTCCGATGCTGGTGGCGCAGCCTGCGCCACCTTAAGCCGCTTAACGGCTCGCGCCGCCTCGTCGGCTTTCTCTTGCAGCTCAGCATCGATGGCTTTCTCGACGCGACGCGCGGCCTTGACTAGTTTGTCGAGGACGTTAGCGACCCGGAACAAGCGGGAGTGCTGTCGCGCGATGCGCTGGTTGATGTGCTCAAGCTGCGCATGGCGCTTATCTTGTGTGCGCGCTGTTTCCATGGCGTACCTTCCTTTCGCTGATTAAATTTTCAAACAACCCGGCTTGTGCCGGATGATCAGTTCATCTGATCATGTGCGTAGTATAACGGGAAGTTTGTACTACTGCTGGCTGTGCGCGTATTTGTTGTTAGTCCGCCGCAATTACCCGCATCATTGTTGACTTAGTGCGCTGTGGAAAAATTTCTCAATTACGGTTCTATTGGTATTTTTGTCCTGCAACCTGCGAAACGATCAATGACTTAGCGACTAAACAAACGCGCATATCGAAGAGTTGCGTGTAACAATTCGTGATCACAGCATTCCGGTTGCGCAGCCAACAAGCAACCCTGCTAATATCAGAAATGCCAAGATCACAAGAATGAAACTGATAATGCCGGCCAGATCAATTTTCTCTGGTGGCGGATAGCCGTGATAGAAATGTCTAGCCACGGAAGCTACGCGATGGCCATTTGCGTTTCAGCCGTCGCGCCTTTCGTTCTTTTCGTTTTCGTTTACGCGCCAAGGCGAAATCGGAATGCTGGCCGTGATCGCCTCTCACGCGAGTCTTTATATCGTGTTCAGACTTGGTTCGCCACACTAAATAGTCCGGGTCGTTGGCGTCTGGTGTGTACTTGCCGGTATCCTCATCAAACTCGCGGTTGACTAGCGCCGGGTCATGGTCGCACTGGCACGGCTCAGTGCCGAATAGTTCGCGCAACGACAAAAATAGCCGCTCCTTGACTTTAATGTTAGCTGGCCAAGGCGGAATATTGCACATGAGCAATTGCCGCTCGGCGACTTTGAGCTTCAGACTGTCGGCGATGTGCGGCCGATAGAGTTTCATCGCTTAAGCGATCGTGGCTGACTTTGTTGCTCTGGCTCGCTAATTGGGAGTGGATATCTTCTGATTGATGGCTCGCTTACGAGGGCTCGCTGGACTTGCCTGGGTTTCTGCGCTGCCGTGGCGCGCTCGTTCGTTCCTGGTGTCTTTTGCGCAATGACTTAAGCCGCTTGATCTGCCCCATGGCCATAACCACGTCGTGCCTCGTTATAGGTTGGCGTGACCGGTAGGCCTTCCAATATACGCCATTGCTTCCATAGATCGGCCAGGAACATTTTAACCATATAACGCAACGCAGCGTTATGGATGCGTTTCGGCGTCCATAAATTGCTCACGTCTTCTTTGGCGCGGTGCCGTTTTTTCCATTCCTCATTGTTGATCTTTTGACGTACCGGGTCGGTTTCGATGCGATGCTTGTAATTAGCGTAGCATTCTGCCCACGGCGACTTGCTGCGCAGGAACGAACCGCCGAGAACGCCCAGCAGCTTGCTCTTCAGCCACGGATCGAAAGTGACGCTGCGGCGCGTCTTGATCTCGCCATTACGGTCGACGTATTCGCGATCGACCAGATGCTCGTCGCGCCGCGACCGGCCGCGCCCGTCTGGGCCGACATCCAAGCCCGCGAACTTCCAGAATGATGACGGATGACGTGCTTTTGCCGGATCAAACCGTGAGATCAACACCGCCGCCATGGCCGGCCCGACTCCGCGCACCTCGCATAGATACCGCTGGTAGATCGGGATCTCCTCGAGCGTATTGGTCAGCAGGCGGAACTGGCGGCCTTCTTCGCGTTCCAGCGCGAAGTATTCATCTGCCAGCGTCAGCTCGGCATAATTGCTGATCAGCTCGTCGCCGACGAAGCCGGCGCGGGCCGGCAGTGCTCGGTTGCGGGCCACGCCATCGGTCAGCCGTTTGTAGCTTTCTTTGAGCCGGTCAATGATGCTTTGTGCTTCAGCCGACAACTCCTCATCGTCTTCTGTTTCCTCGCCGGCTTGCTCCTTGAGCTTGGCGCGAAAATTGGCGACCAAGCGCAGCCCCATTTGAATACGCAGCTTCTGCAGATCGTAGACGCCGCGCGTCATGGCATTAAGCACTTTGATGGTTTCGCTCATTTGGCTTGGTTTTCCTTCCTGTTTACGGCTCGCTGCCTGTCATTGGGTTGCTATCGTCATGTGGCTCGCTATTCTGCAGTGGATGCCTTGTCTTTCATGGCTCGCTTGAAGCGCATGGGCTTCTAGGGCTATCTGGCTCGCTATTCTGCGCTGGATGCCTTGTCCTTGATGGCTCGCTGGGAGCGGATGGGCTTCTAGGTCTTTCTGGCTCACTTCCCTGGATTGGGCTGCTATCGTCATGTGGCTCGCTGAGTGGCCCCATAAGCCATGCCGGCGTTCTTGCGCAGGTCGCGCGGGTGAACTCCGATCATTTCGGCCAATAGCTCCAGCACAGCCTCCTTGGCCTGCTCGAACTCTTCGTAGCTCATTTCCGGGTTGTGCTTGTAGCGTTGGCTCTTGGGGGTCCACATCTTGATGACGCCACCGGTCCACTGCACGATCGCGTCCTCTTGCAATTGCATCAGGAAGTTGCCCCAGCGCTCGGCCTCGCGCACGGTATCGCAGACGATCGTCTGCTCGTGACAGTAATTGCATTTGACTAGGCACCAATAACGCAGCCGATCAACGGTCGGAAACCGGTCGGCATAGCGTTCCGGCAGATTATGGAAAGCTTCATTGACCAGGGCCATGAACTCGCGATGGCTGGCCACGCTGCGCTGACGTTCGGCCGATAGCTGATACAGTTCGCCCTTTTCAAATTGACGCATGCACAGCGGTAAGGACTCAGGCGTGGGGGCCAGCTTCTCGCCATCCCAGTTTACGATCACCGGGCGCAGATCCCTCACGTCGCTTCCGCCTTGCAATACTGCTCTTGCAGTTTGTTGACGGTCTTCGCAACCTCGTCCAAGAAAATGATAACTTCCCTTTCCAGGGCGGCGATCATCTGGTCGTCGCGTTTGATGTGATTTACGAATAGTTGCATGTTTTCAGGCATGCGCGGATCGAAGCTGACGAGATCGCACCATTCCCGGCCAGTGCAGGCCATCTGCCAAAAGCCCTGTGCGATATAGCCGCCGTCCCATGGCCCGCCGCGCAACAAGTCGATATGGGTTGCCGTGTTCGGGCATTTCAGTTCAACCAAGCCATGCTTGCCGACACCGCCATCGGGCGAGGCACCGGCCATCTCGATTGCCGGATGACGAACAAAGCCCAGGAAGTGGACGTCTTCGCCGACATGCATGGCGTAAGCGGCGCGTGCCATTGGCTCTGTGTCGTTTCCCCACTTCATGGATGGGTTTTGAAAGCTTGGATAAGGTTCGCCGGTTAGCCGCTCGGCAACCAGCTCGGCCAGATAATTAGCGCGCGAGGCACCATAGCCGGTCTTGGTCTTCGCGATAATGTCTTTGATCCGCGACGCTGTGGCGCGGCCGATCCGCTCTGGAGATAAGGTGCCGAACTCCTCGCTCATCTGTTTTTCCTTTTCCTTACCGCGTCGAACGAGCGGATGACATACTTCGCCGGGATATCTTCCAGCCTCGTTATTTCTCTCTTGGTAAGTTTGCTGACGTTGTTGAGTATCCAACTTTCGGTGCCAACGTCCGCGGCATCGATTGCGATCTTGAGGAGTTCGACCTGCTCTGGCGTGATCCTGCCGCCATTGCCGTTGCCATTACCGCCGTGACCGTCGTCGTCGCGTGCCGCGGCAACGCCTAATGCGGCCTTTAGCGTGTATCGCTGCAGGTAGGTGACTGATGATCCCATTGCCTGGATCGGGTTTTTGGACCCGGTCTTGTCCACTGGCCCGCGCAGCGTATTGCGCACCTCATGGCCTAGCTCATGGGCTAGGACACACGTCACGATCATCTCATCCGGCGTCTGGCTGGTTTCAAAGAAATACGTCAGGCCATGCTGACCCAGGATCGGATCAATGACCTTGGCGATCGTGGCAAGGTCTTCATATTGATAAGAGGTGCGGCCTTTTTCGGTCGCAAAGCTTGCTTCACGGTTCTTGACGATAATCGGCAGTTGTCTTTTGGCAGCGATCAGTGCTTGCGTGAACTGGATCTTGGCTTCCTGCTTCTGCCAAACGTCCTCGCGAGCGTCCTGGTTGGCTTGCCAGCGTTCCTGCAATGCCAGCAGCCGTTCCATCACCTCGACGGAAGAGCCATGCTCGATGGCGCGTGACAGCATGTCCATCGGAGTGATGGCTTGCTGCTGCGATACCGGCATATCGCTTGGCACCGCCGTATGCGCTTGCTGCGGCAATGGCGGAAGCTGAACTTCCGGGTTAGTCTTGGTTGTCATTGTCCACCCATCTCCGCCTTGATTTTATCGATTGCGTCCAGATCAGTTTTCATTGTCCCACCCGTTTCGTCCACACCACAAATGGCCTTTGATCGACGTCCAATATGACCGGCCAATACACCATCGACAGCGGGTTTAGCCACGCGATCGGCATCGGCCAGAACACTGGGGCAGCAGCCAAAGTTTCTCCCGGTTTTAGCTCGGGAAAGTAAAGCTCCGCGGCCGGTCCACCGGTTCCCACCCTTTCCAGGTCAGTGGCCGGCCGCGGCTCCCCCGTAGCTACATTGTTGGGAGTAGGAGGGGGAAGCTTGATCTTCATTTTTGGCCTGTCGTCGAATGGACCATCAGCCTTCGGCCGGTTGGTCCAGCACCGTGCTTCCGTGTGCCAATACAGGTGGCTGTTCGGCCACTTCGCCCTTGCTTCCGACTGGGTCAGGCATGGCATCGCCATTGCCGCGTTTACGCTTATTAACGCGGCGAACGCGGCTGAATTCAAAGCGCGACAGCTTAGCAGCCATATTCTCCAGATCACGCTGGTGGTTGTCCAAGATGGCCTCGAGATCGGCTTTGTCTTGGATAAGTTCGTTGTAGGAATTCTGCAGGCTGTCATGGCGGTTCTGCCGTTCTGCGAGAGCCAAATTGAGCTGCTCGATCTGGAAATTTTTCTGCTCCAGAGCCTTAGTGGCCTGATGCAACGCATCCATGATGCGTTTACGTTCGTCTATCGCCTGCTGATGAAAGAATGCGGCTTGCATCGCAGCCTCTTTCGCAGGGTCATGTTCCGGTGTCGGTAGGTTTGCCTCGACCGGTAGTTCGATATCGTCAGTCATGGTTGTCCACCCTCTTGGTTGAGAAAGTGCCGGGAGGGATGATCTGCGGTCCCTCCCGGCGGCGCCGGTTGCGGTTCTGTCCGGCGCAACCCCGCTGGCGCGGGGATGGGTTAAAGCGATCAGGCGTCTGATAAGCGGTCCCATGTCAGTCCCACCAGAACACGCGCATTGGGCCAAAGCGGTAGCAATTGAGGCCTTTCCACCCCAAACGCCATTTCTGCCAATGCCATTGGATCTCGATCCTCATGGATACCCCCTGCGGCGCCGAACGTGCGGCGAGAGCAAGCGCGCCTCGTGCATCTGCCCGATCGCTAGTATTTCCAGGTTGCTATTGGTGCGGCAGAACTCGCCGGCTTTGGCGTTACAATAACTGCAATGACGGGCGAGCAGATGGGCAATGCGCGCGGCCTTCTTGGCGCGCTGTTCGGCGGTGTAGCTGGCGCGGCTCATCGCAGCCCCACAGCGCAGGCACCGACTAGGACGAAGCCGATCGCGTAAATGGTTAGAATGATCGCTAGACCGTTCATATCCCACCCTTGTCAGACTTATCCCCATAGGATATTTATACCGCACATGTCAATGGGTAGCTTTCTACCTGTGGATAGTGTAAGGGGGTCAATATGTTCGCAGAAGTGAGTCGCAAGAATGCGCTAACCTTGGCCGACGCTTATGCTCGAGCCACAGGCGATTCGCTCACCAAAGTATCAGCTCAGTTTTATGGCAACGGCATTTTCTTCAGGGACTTGGCTAACCGGGATCGATCGATATCGGTCGAGCGGTTCGGCGAGATGTTGGCGAAGTTCGCGGCTAAATGGCCCAGAGGTGAGCCATGGCCGGATTTGCAACCTATATATTTCACTAAAGAAAACCTATCGCAGGGACGTCACGTAACCAATTTAAAGCGTCATAAGTCGCGTTAACCGGATAAATGGGTGGAGGTTGACATGGAAATGCGAAAGAAGCGCATTGCAATTACCCTTGGGCCAGACACGCTGGCATGGCTAGAGACTGTCCAAGCGAGCATCGAGACTATAACCGGACATCAAGCCCCCGGTCAGGCTACATTGTTGGCTGAGTTGATCGAGGCGATCCGCGCCGACGACGAGGCCGCGCATTCTGTCGGTCTGACCGTTGAAAGTTGTCATTGAACTGCCGGGTCAGCCCCGCGGCAAGGGCCGGCCGCGCTTTGGTCATGGCCACATCTACACCGACGCACAAACCACGGCTTATGAACGCAGCCTAGCTTGGCAAGGCGCGATCTCTATGAAGGGCGCCGATGTGTTTACTGGCCCATTGCGCGTCACGGTCAGTGCATTTTTCGAGATCCCGAAAAGCTTCAGTAAAGAGCAGTATCGCCGCGCATTGATCGCGCTGGACCGGCCGGGAAAACCGGATGCCGATAATATTTTGAAAATGGTGGACGGGTTAAACGGCATCGTCTGGGTCGATGATGCACAGCTCGCCGATGTTCGCATCGTCAAAGCTTACGCAGCAACACCATTGTTGAGGATAGAAGTTGAAGAATTAAATTCCGACTAGACTTTTCCGCGACTCAAGTTCAAAAAGGAAAGCGCCGCCGTGAGTAGGCGGCGCTTCGAAGCAGGGTGGGTATGTTGTCGTGAATCGCGATTGCGATTTACGAAATAGCGGATTATTGCGCTTTTTGCAAGTCTTCTTACTAGAGAGGCTTGCTCAGAGTCCTTACTTCGCTTCACCGCTGTAACAGACTCGAAGAGAGTCACCGAGAAGAAGAGATCTCTCTCTCAGAGGTAAAGCTAGCTCAGAGGAGAGGATGGAGTGGTAAAGATTAGAAGTTTACTCCTTACCCGGCGTGAATTTTGAAAAAGGTGGGACATGCCTTGGGAAACCCGCGACAATACTGGTTCGCTGTTTCGGAATGACCGCAAAGAGGAAGAGGCGCACGCGGATTATCGCGGCGAGGCTAGGATCGATGGCGTGGACTATTGGATGAACGGATGGCTTAAGGAGTCAGCCAAAGGCACCAAGTGGATGTCGTTCTCGTTCAAGCGCAAGGAAAAGCAGGCGTCATCAAAGCCGGGTCTCAGGGTGGTAGGCGGTAATGATGGCAAACCGCCGTACAATGACGAGATCCCTTTTTAAAGATCGCCAAGGATCTGTTCGGCGCGGTGTTTCCATAGATGCCGTGTGGCAATGATCTTTCTGGCTTTGGCGACCGGTTTTGACCGGTCGGCCTTGAGCCAATACTGAGCTTCCGGCACGAAGGTTTGGGCGTTGTATTGACCAAAATGGATGCCGGGTTCGAATGTTTCGGTCATTTGGCCGGCGGCACCGTAATGCGGGCTTTCATTGGCCATGATGAAGCCGCCGACCGCCATTGCCTCCAATACGCGGGAGTGCATGGCGAAGCCGAAAATGTTGTCATGAACATTGATGCGGCTGCGCTGGTAGAGATCGAATAAGCCTTCACGGTCATCGGTGAATGGCTTGGCGTAGTCTGCCAACTCTGGCCAGCAGTCCCAATGCAAGCCGCGAAACTCGATGTTCTTCGATACCTGCAGGATCAGCTTGGCGACGGTATAGCGGTTCAGCGTTCGTGCGGTTTCATGGATATTCTGGGCCGCCACGCCATAGAGGCTCGGCCGTACCTTCGGCGGCACAAACCAGCTGTCGTTGAGGTATTTGGCCAGGATATCCTTGAAATAGGCAAACTCCGCGGCTTGATCGAATGAGCCGGTTAACGGCTTGACCCGCGTTTCTCTTACGATCAGGTCCATCAGCTCGGCCATGATGTTATAGCCATGGCCGGGTTCCAGCTTTGCCGGCAGTTCTGACTGCTTTTTGAACCATGCGGGGGCACCAATAAAGCCGGCGATCGAGAAGTCCAGAGTAGGCTCGACCATTGGCCGGTCCAGCAATTGCGGCTCGACCGCCATGCACAAGCTTCCGCGCCAATGCTTGAACCGCGGACAGCTAATGATCTCCGGTTTGCCGAACGTATAGATCAGATCGCGATCGAAGCAGTCATCGTAGTCCGGATCGCTGCCGCCAGCATAATATTCCTGCACCCACGCGATGTGCACGGCATCCTTGGGGGTGGCTTCCGATCGCGCGTGGCACGCTTCGATGACGACGTCAAAGTTTTGTTCGCATCTGTCCACAACGGCAGCGTGATGGCCGAGATCGCGGAATGCCGTGCAAAGCGCTGCGCCGGCGCGCTGATCGAAAAGCTTGTGGGCAAGAAAAGCGATCTTCATTGTAGTAACTAAAGTGTCATACACGACGTTAGCGAATCAGTTACACTCATCGCCCAACGCAATCCATGAAACATTTTGGGGTGTGGCCATGATGGCTGTGGCGGCAGAGGCTTTGACTGTCGAGCAATGGGGCATACGGTTAAAGGAGAAGTGGCAGGAAATTGTAGATAATGTAGTTCAAGGCTTCATCGCGTTTGGCGAGGACTTAATAGAGGCTAAAGCACAGATACCACATGGCGAATGGTTGACTTTTTTGGATGGCCTAAATTTTTCCCGCCATACCGCTCAAGGTTGCATGCGGATGGTAAAGTGGACAAATAATAAGCAAAAGCTTTTCAATGACTGCAATTTGGTTGACTGCCTTCCTCCCGACTACAATACCATTTTGCAGCTTACTAGTTTGGATGATGAAAAGCTCAAGCGTTATGTAGCCGATAAGACCATTTCGCCGGCTCTGCGGCGAAATGAAATTAAAACCATCATCAATTTGGAAAAGGTGGAAACCGATCGCAAGCGTATTGCGAAATTGGTCCCGCGTCCAGGAAAATACCGAGCGTTAATTGTCGATCCAGCCTGGGAATACGAAAAATACTCAAAGCAGGTAAATGCGAAGTGTGGCTATGCCCGGCAAAGCATGGAAGAGCTTTATGCATTGAACATGCTGCAATGGGCAGAGCCGAATTGTCATTTATGGTGTTGGACGACTAATGCTTACATTTTCAAAGCTATTGAATTGGTGCGGTATTGGGGCTTTGAGCTGCGGGATATTGTGACTTGGATAAAACCAAGCTTTGGTCAGGGTCAGTATTTCCGTAACGCCACTGAGCACATCTTATTCTGTAGTCTTGGCGATCTCCCGGTACGGCGTAATGATCTACCGAACTATTTTGCTGCGTCACGAGGCGAGCATTCTGAAAAGCCTGAACAGTTCTACGACATTGTCCGGGCATTATCACATCCACCATTTGGCGAAATGCATCAGCGTCAGTTGCGGCCAGACTTTACCGATCTGTTCATGACCGGTGACCTGATCGAGGCGGCCGAATGATCTGCGCCATCGTGGTTAAGCCGGTCGGCAAGGGTATCTTCGCCTATTACGGGGGCATGGCCGGCGCGACCGTACAGGGGCGTTCGCGTCAGCCGCTCCTTGATGCCTGCCGGCAGTTAAAACGAATGGGCGAGCCCGCGGGCCGCCTTTGCGCCATGTACTATCTCGGAGCGAGCCAGCCGGCGGCGCGGGCTATTATCGGCAAAGCGGCTGAGCTCGATGTCAAGCATTGCCGGTTCAGACGGGTATTGGCCCCCCAGCGGGTTGCAGAGGCGGCGTAATGGGCCTCTTGGTTTGCATCGCCTGCAAACGGCAGCGCATATTGAACCCTTTGCAACGGGTTAATTATTATTGCAGCAATTGCCACGCACATTTTCCGCGGAAAATATATCGGCGCAAAGTCTGGATGGATTGGACCGACAAATCCGGCAAAATACAAATTGAAGCCCAATCAGGTACTTACGCCGGTTTGCTTTGGGTTGTGGAAAACAAGAAATATAAAATTGGCTGGGCGGCGATTAAATTTAAGATTATTTTCGGATATTGGCCCCCACCTAGCATCGAGAATATTTCCCCGGATCTGCCGTCACCATTATTGCTGCGCTTCATCGCCAGCCAAAACGAGATCTGGAAAAAGCACAAGCGGGCCGAGGAACTCGATCAGGTGAAAAAAAAGGCGCCAGAGCTATGTCTGGCGCCAAGTTCTGATCCTCGTATCACAGGAACCTACAACCCGCCCTGGATGACAGAAGACGACTGGGCGGTCAAGCTTTAGACTCGCATTTCCGTCTGCGCAGGCTCGCTGGCGTCATCGTCGTAGACCGAACCTTGGTGATCCCTATCATCATCGGGCACGACGACTGCGGTGATGCCGCGATCGGCGAGCTTGGTCATTTCATCTTCGTCCTCGCTCTGGGTCTGCGTGACGATCTTCTCGATCCGCGTCGGCTGGACAATGCGGAATACGCCGCCTTGCCATTGTTTCTCGGTCTTGAGTTCGCCGGTTTCCGGGTCGGTCACTTCGACCTCGACCTCGCGCACATGGGGGTGAGCGAACCAGACATAGTGCTTGCCCAATTCGAAACCCTTGGGCACCGCCTGGATGCGCCGCGACACGCCCATGCGGTTGGCTTCTTCGGCGAATGCCTGCGGAGTTTTATAGAACTGGGTGCCGATCCAGATCAGGCCGACTTTCTCGCCCATGCCATCGGCGACGAGGTCGGCCTCAGGATGCTTTGCCAGCTTCCACTTTGCGCCGCTACCGCTGCGCTTCGGCTCGGAGCGCGGCAGATCGACTTTCGGCTCGGATTCGACCGGCGTCGAATCCGGCGTTTCGTCTGTTTGCCCGGTTTGTTTGGTCGTTTCGGGTTGATTTTCGGGCGACGTTTCGGCGGGGACCGTGTTCGAATCATTCGAAGACGCCGCTTCGTTGATCGTCATTCTCCGTTAGTTGTCCAGGCTTCCGCCTCAAGGTAATCAATCATTGCGCTTTCACGTAATTCGCGTCGGTCATGCTTTTCTAGGTTCGCGGCTGACAATTTGCGGCAGGTGTGCGCGCCATAGCCGCCCTTCATTCTAACGTCACGAACATTCGATCCGTCTGGATTGCAGCTAAAAGTATATTGGTTGCCGGAACTATCGACGGCGCGGCAATCACGGTAACCGGGATCGCTAGTGCCAGGAGTGCCCGCATATTTAACGGACCACTCAATATTAAACCGACCACTCACAGTCCACCCGCCTTGGTTGAAGCCACGCCGATCGCGCCTTCTATCGTTGCCCACCGTTTGGCCAATGATGTATCCTGCCAATCGTGAGCGATGTGTTCGGCTTTGGCGCCGCAAATGCCGGAAACGGTTTCCAGCACGAGCTGGATGCCGAATTTGTCGATGATGCGCTCGAGCATCAGTTTGCCATCGTCGTCCATTGCATCCTCCAGATGTACAGGATGATCGTACCGAAGCCAGAGCCGATGTCAAGCCCTCATCAAGGTTATGAACTGCGCCATGACTAAAAACCAATTGGTGCCTGTGGAATACATTCCGGGCTCAAGGCCGCTGAAAGTGGCCAAATACGAGCGTTTCGCGCGCTACCGGGCGCAAGCTTTGCCAAGGGGCGATGCATATCGCAAAGCCAATGACAATAAGCCGATCACTGCTGGTAGCGCCTATCAATGGGCCTGGAAGATCGAAAAGAACCGAGCCATCGCCGATCGTATCGCGTATCTCACCCGGCAGGCTGAAGAGCGAACCATCGAGAAGCGCCAGCGCATCGAGGAGCAGCTATGGGCCGTTCATGAGGCCGATATTGGCGACTATTTCGAGAGCTATGACGCTCCGGCCCGCGATCATGAAGGCAAGATCATCGAAGGCGAGCAGATCAAGCGGCAGCGGCCGAAACTGCTCGAGGACATCACACCAGACCGCCGCAAGCTGATCGATGAGCTCGTGCCGGATGGCCGCGGCCGTTTTGTGCCGAAATTGGCGTCCAAGCATCAAGCCAATAAGGAGCTGCGCGCATTCTTGAACTTCGGCAAGTCATCGGATGCATCTGATGTCTCGAAACTGAGCGATGCCGAACTGATCAGCCAATTGGCGCAACAGGCGAAAGAACTCGGCGTCGACATCAAGCTCGACTATACGTTCCATAAACCCAGCGATGACGATAAGTCATGAACGATGCTGCGGAAGGTTTCGGCCGCATCGATGACGTCCAGATCCGCGCCGAACTCGATGCCCAGTTCCAGTCGATCCGCATGGACATCGAGCATCTCGACTACAAGCTGTTCCGTGCCACCAAGAACAGGCGCATTGGCTCTGGCCCATTCAAAGGCACGATCTTCGCATCTGACTCGCATTGGCATGACGGCAATTTGTGCCTGAAACTGACCGGCTATTACGAACATGAACTGCATGACGCGATCGAGAAGGCAATTCTCCGCAAGCCGCATAGCATCATTAATGTCGGATGCTGCGAGGGCTATTACGCCATTGGTCTGGCCAAACGCTTGCCAAAGGCCAAAGCCGTTGCCATCGATATCTCAACGGATGCATTGCGCCATTGCCGGCAAATGGCCGAGCTTAATAACGTGAGCGATCGGCTCGAAACTTGGCATGGCGATGAAACCAATTGCGTGCTCAAGCTGACGCAACCATGCCTGTTCGTGATCGATAATGAAGGCGGCGAGGAAATGCTGGTCGATGACATCAAGCCATTATTGGCCAAGTCCGACCTGATCATCGAATGCCATCACTTCAAAGATACTGGCGTTGCTGCCCGCATCTACGACAAGCTGTCGCCAAGCCACACCATCGATGTCATCACACCACAACCCGTAACACTGATAAACTCCAGCGCAGAAGCCACATTGCTCGAAGCCATCATCCTGACGGAAAAACGGCTGATGTCATGCCGCTGGCTCGCGTGCTGGGCACCCTAGTGTTTCTTGGTTGGCTGCATTCCCATGGCTCGCTTGCTGATTATGGTTGACTGCATTTCGCTGGCTTATCCGTCGATCGAGGCTAAGCTGCCGATTATGCGTACAATTTACGGCTACCGTAATATCGAAGTCTACGGCTATCTGAACGCCATCAAGGAAGATCGCAATGCCCGCGTGGCCTTCGCGGTCTATGGCGATGCACATCCGTCACCTTAGGCCTTGCCACTCCAACCATCTGACCAGCTCTAAACATTTGCGCCGCCCTAGGTTCTCTCGCCCGAGCCCGTTCTATGTGGGTTTCCGAGCGCTGGCTGACCTCGCTGGTTGCCTGTATGCCGCTGGCGCTCTGATTGGCAGACAGATCTGCGGCCAATGATATCAATGGCTTACGCGCATTAGTCGTTGGTTAGTAAGTACGAGCGTCCCCGGTGGCGCTAGCGCGCTCGCCGGCCGCTGCGGGCTAAATGTTTGATCTAATAGGGCTTTCCCGTTCTGTTCCGCACATTATATATGGCACCTCGACACCTCGACCCCCCGGCACCCCCCTAAACTGGAACTGAAAACGCGAATCCCCCTCCTCAGCCCCACCAAATTTTTTTTGGTTAGGCCTTTGACAATTGCGTCAATATCCAGTCAATATACCGTCATGTCTACACGATGTGCTTATTGCGGCACGCCGCGGCTACGGAGGGAAGATGCATGTCCGAAGTGCAGTCTGATTGAGCCAAGGTCTGGAGTGGAGGGCAGTGGTCGCCGGCCTGGGCGGCCGCTTATTGAGGAGCGCGGACGGACTTTTACGGCGTTAAGACCGTGGGAGAAGGTGGGGATGTCGCGACGGACTTGGGAACGTCGTCGGGCGAGGGTCAAGCGGGAGGGTGAGTGATGGGGTGGGTTTGGTGGTTATGGGGTCAGGTTCCGCACTGGGTGTTGGTGGTATTTTGGGCCTATTGGAATTTATGTTTTTGTGCAGTTGACTTTCACTGCTGTTGAGGACTGGCAGCAGGTACGGGAGCGGCGCCAGATCAGGCAGTGGACCAAGGGATGTGGGGGATGAGATGGCGTGGTTACGCGAGGATCGTGTAGCGCTGATGGCGGCGATTTTATTGTCGGGTCGGCCGCTATTGCGGGACGAGAGCGAGGTTAGGGCTGAGGTGGTTTCCGCGGTGATGGTTGCCGACTGGATCTTGGTTGAGGTGTGGGGCAAGGCCAAGCCGTGGGATGTTGCGCGCCGGGTGATGGGGGGCGAGGATGGCGAGGGGGAATGAGTATGATCGAGCGCGTGGCGGCGGCAATCAAGGAACAGATGATCGGCACCGCACACCAAGCCTTTTATGAGAAAGTAGCCCGCGCCGCCATTGCGGCGATGCGGGAGCCGTCTGAGGAGATGATAACGGCATGTCGTAGTTATCATGGTCACTACGCCATCGAACACTGGCAAGCCATGATCGACGCCGCCTTGGAGGGGAAATGATGTGGTTTTGGTTCACCGATATGCCGTGTGGGGAAATGATGTGGTTTTGGTTCGCCGATACGCCGTGTCTGCTTTACCACACGACGGATAGCAACATGCACATTACCGGATCAACGATGTACAGCTACGTGGTGCTTCCACGTCCGACATGATCGAGCGCGTAGCGCGGGCATTGGCTATCGCGGCTTTTGGTGAGGAGTATGGGCCAGCCGATGTCGCTATAGCGGCCAAGATGGAACGAATGGCGCGCACCGCCATTGCGGCGATGCGCGAGCCGTCTGAGGAAATGCTTTCCGCCTATGACGCCTGTTTTGAATTTAGCCATAACTGGCAGGCCATGATTGACGCCGCATTGGAGGAATAGGGATGGAACGGCGAACGAGTTTCGTAGAAGCGGCCGAGTTGAATGACGCGCTGGCCGAAAACGCCAAGCTGCGGGCGGCGCTGGCACGAATAGCAAACGGGCACCATGCGGAAGAGGCTAAGATTGTAGCCCGCCGCGCATTGGAGGACAAATGACCATGATCGAGCGCGTGGCACTAGCTCTTGAGGCGGTCGCATCCTATGAGCCGTGCACATCTGACTCATATGAGAGAATGGCCCGCGCCGCCATTTCTGCGATGCGCGAGCCAACTCTGGCAATGCTGTTGCCCATTGAAGGCGGCGCGCTTGGTTTAGCCGGCGTATTGGAAGATTGGCAAAAAATGATCGACGCGGCATTGGAGGGATAGAAATGGGAATACCAGCAGGGTCGGGATACACAGATTATCTTGCAGAACTCGGACCACTCAAGGCCGAGAACGCCAAGCTGCGGGCGGCGTTGGAAACTATAGCCGAAATGCAATATGACGAGGACGATCCATTCCCGCACCAAATAGCGGCCCGCCGAGCATTGGAGGAATAGGGATGGCCAGGGAAGATGAGTGGCATGACGCGGTTGACTTGGTAAAAACACTCACCGCCGAGAACGCCAAGCTGCGCGATTTGCTGGAGTTGGCTGACAACTTAGAGGCCATACAGGCAGAGCGGGACTGGCTGCGGACGGCGCTGGAGCGGATTTCGAACGGTCATCACGCCGAGGATGCCAAGATCATAGCCCGCCGCGCATTAGAACGCATTAGAAGGCATTAAGGAGTGAATGTCAGCCAGAAGCAATATGCTGGTCTGCTCAACCGTAAGGCTGAAGCCGATCGCCGGCAGGCGCGGCATGATCAGAGCCGTTATGGCTGGTATGATGATGAGGGCGTGCGCCAGGGCGGATTGATCTGCTTCGTGCGCTATTTCTGGAACGTGCTCGAGCCGGAAACGGCCTTTGTCGATGGTTGGCCGTTGTGGGCGATGTGCGAGCATCTCGAGGCGGTCACCAGAGGCGAGATCAAGCGGCTTCTCATCAATATCTTTCCAGGTGCCATGAAGAGTTTGCTGACGGATGTGTTCTGGCCGGCCTGGGAGTGGGGGCCGATGGGCTTGAGCCATTATCGCTATGTGACGTTCTCCTATTCGCAGCTCTTGACGATGCGCGACAATGACCGGTTTCGCATCTTGCTTGTCTCGCCCAAATATCAGCAGCTCTATGGCATCGAGACGTCGGCGCAATGGGGTGCCAAGGCCAAGAGCGCCAATGGTGTGGCGATGCGCAATACGCAGATCATCAAAGTGATGAACCAGAACACCGGATGGAAATTGGCGTCATCGGTTGGCGGCGTCACGTTGGGCGAGAGAGGCGATCGGGTCATAATAGATGACCCGCATAATATGCTTGAAGCTGAATCCGATATCGAACGCGCCAAAGCTGTCCGCTGGTTTCGCGAAAGCGTATCCAGCCGCCTTAATAATCTCGATGATGGCGCCATCGTCATCGTCATGCAGCGTCTGCACGAAGATGACGTCTCCGGTGTCGCCCTTGGTGATGACTTTGACTATTGCCATCTGATGATCCCGTGGGAGTTTGATCCTGGCCGGGCCTTTGATGATAGCGGCATTCTGATCGAGAACCAGATCGGCTGGGTTGATCCGCGGGCTGATCCGGGCGATTTGGATGGCAATGCCGGCGAGCCGGCATGGCTTGACCGGTTCTCTGCCGAAGCGATGGCGCGCACCAGATCGGAGCTTGGTCCTTATGCCTGGGCCAGCCAATTCGAGCAAAGTCCGGTGCCGCGCGGCAAGGGCATTTTTCAGCCGGAATGGTGGGGACTATACGATCCGCCCTCTAAGACATTTCCGGAGTTCTCGTACACCATCGCCAGTCTCGATGGTGCCTTCACCGAGAAGGAGAGCAATGACCCGAGTGGGCTGACAGTATGGGGCATCTTTGATCTATCTGATGGCCGCCGCGGCATCATGCTGGTCGGCGCCTGGGCTAAGCATCTGCAGTTCTCGACCAAGCGCATCGATCGCACCGCGAATGAAACCTATCAGGCGTGGCGGCAGCGCACCTTGAAGGACTGGGGCTTGATGGAATGGGTCTATGACAGCTGTACGTGGCTCTATGGGCGTCCGTTCAAGGTCGACCGGCTTTTGATCGAGGACAAGGGCCCTGGCCACTCCGCGGCGCAGGAGTTGCGCAACCGCTACGGCATTCACGAATTCGGCGTGCAGGTGGTCAAGACCAAGGGCGACAAGGTGGCGCGTGCGCTTGCCATCCAGCCGGTGTTCTCCAATGGTCTGGTCTGGGCACCGAAATATGACTGGTCAGAACTGGTGATCCGGCAAGCGGCCAAGTTTCCCTACGATCGGCATGACGATCTTGTCGACTCGATGACGCAAGCGTTGCGCTTTGCGCGTGATGCCGGGCTATTGTTGTCCGATGAAGAACGGCATCATGACGAGCGCGAGCGTGGACGTATGCCGCCAAGAGTGAAGGCGTTATACCCGGTGTAACTACCGCCGGAAAATAAGAAGTGATATAGAGGACGCTGAACCGCCGGGTGGGGAAAACGGAGGTTCACGATGTGCGACTACAGTCTTCAGAATGTTGCTTCTCGCCCAGCCAAGGTTGGCGAACATCTGATCACCAAAAGCTTCGGCACCGGTACATCCGGCTTTGTGGGTTTGGATGACAAGGACGTAGCGGTTTGCGTGCTGCCCGGCACCGAGATCGCGTTTGATGAACCGGTTCGCGCCGGAGGCAACAACTTTTTCGGTTTCGCCGTCAATACCAAACATAAGGTTGCGATCTTCCGTCAGATCAACAAGAACGAGCCGCACCGCCATCACGATGCGCTGGAATTTCCTGACGGTCAGGTGATGCTGCTTACCGGCTTGAGCCAGGGACAGTATGCGATGGTATTGCAACTGCCGGCGCTCAATACGGCAGAAGAGATCGAGAAGGCCAAGCGTCTAGCCATCGCGAGCTGATATGGCCAATCCCAAGATCGTGTTTCCCGTTTCCTTGACGGACGGGCAGAAGGACTGTGTGGACAAGCTGCGCGAGGCTCTGGAGGAAGCCGAGCGCGGCAATGTCCACACGGTCGGCATTGTGGTGTGCATGTCGAAGGGTTATGGCGCGGTCATTGGCGGTACCAATGCTGCCGAGCTGAACTTGGGCCTCGACAGTCTGAAGCGTCGCATCTTGGATAGTCTGGAAAAGCCACTGATCAAACTATGAATGAAGCCACACAGCAATTGTTGGAGAACCTCAAGCGGTTTCTTGCCGCTGGTGACGAAGGCCGGTCCTATATTCTCAGCCAGCTCGAGGTGCAATTGATCATTGACGAGATCGAGCGGCTGCGCGGCGGCACTATCAGGGTATTCTCGTTTGCCGAATTGCGCGAGGAGGCCCGGCGCGAGCGCGGCCGCAAGATCCAAGACAGGGTTTCTGAAGAGATCAAATATTTTCCCAAGGATAGTGCCTGATGGCTGATGGTTTGGGCGCAGCCGTATCTGGCGTCACCGTGCGCGTTGACGAGGACAGCAATAGCGTTCGCGTTGATCCGGCGACCGGCACGGTCGAGCGTGACCAGCCCGATGGCGGCGTGGTCATTTCCTTCAATGCCGTCAAGCGCGCCGAAGGCGATCACGGTTTTGACGAGAACCTTGCCGGGCTGCTCGATGCGGCTGCGCTGGGCAAGCTGGCCAATGAACTGTTCGAGGCCATCGAGGCCGACGATCGCAGCCGCAAGGGTTATCTGGAGATCGTGCGCCGGGCAATGGACTTTCTCGGTCTGGATATGAAAGAGCCGCGCGTCACTGCAGGCGACAGTTCGGCCGCGGTTGAGGGCCAGAGCCAAGTCACCAACCCGTTGCTGTTGGAAGCCTGCCTGAAGTCCTGGGCCAACTCGCAGGGCGAACTGTTGCCCGCGGAAGGGCCGGTCAAGGTCGACACCGGGATGGGCGAGGCTTCGGTGGTGGATGATGACCTCGCCGAAGCGCTCGAGCGCGACTTCAACTATTACCTGACCGAGACGGCGAGCGAGTATTACCCCGACACGTCGCATATGCTGCTATGGGGCGTGCACTTCAAAGGTTCTGGCTTCAAGAAGATCTATTATTGTCCGCGCCGGCGCCGGCCAGTGTCGGAAAGTGTCGACGCGCAGGATCTGATCGTGTCCGACACCATCCGCGACTTGAGGTCGTGCGAGCGGATCACGCACCAGATCCCGATGCGTCCGAGCGACCTCAAGCGGATGGTGGAGATCGGCGCCTATCGTGATACGCCATTGACGCAACCGTTTCATCTCGTTGAGCCGATCGAAGGCAAGATCGGTGAGATCCAGGGCACGCAGCGCTCGACCCGTCCGGAAGACCAGCCCTATACAGTCTGGGAGAGCCAGTGTGAACTTGATCTGCCAGAGTTCACGCCGGCCAAGTTCAAGAATACTGGGGTGCGGCTTCCCTACATCGTCACGCTGGAGAAGGACACCCGCGCCATCCTGGCGGTGCGGCGCAATTGGCGCGAGGACGACGAGCAGTGCGAGCGTAAGCGCATGTATGTGCGCTATCCGTATGTGCCCGGTCCCGGTTTTTACGGCACCGGCATGATCGGTATCGTCGGCAATTGCTCGATGGCGATGACGGCGGCATGGCGTGAAGCACTTGACGCGGGCATGTACGCCAACTTTCCCTCAGGTACGATCGCCAAGATCGGCGGCCGGCAAAACACGTCCGACATGCGGTTGTCTCCCGGCACCTTTGCGCCTGTGGAAACTGGCGGTCTGCCGATTAACCACGTTGTTGCTCCGCTGCCATACCGTGATGTCACGCCGGGCCTTCTTCAGCTCATGGATAAGGTGACCAACCAAGCCAAGGAGGTCGGCGGTGTTGCTGACTTGCCGGCCGGCGAGGGCATCCAGAACGTACCGGTCGGAACGATGCTCGCCAATATCGAGCAGGCGACGAAAGTCATTTCCGCCTCGCATAAAGGCATGCATCAGGCCCAGGCCGAAGAACTTGACTTGTTGGCTGATCTGTTTCGCGAGAACCCGACCACTTTCTGGGAACGCAATAAGATCTGCCCAACTGGTTTCTGGGACGAGCAGAAGTTTCTGCAGGCCTTAAGTTCGTGCCGTCTGCGGCCAAGGTCGGACCCGAATACGCCAAGTCACATCCATCGCATTGCCGTGGCTCTGGGTTTGGTGCAGTTCGCTGCCAACCCGATCTTCACGCCATTTTTCAATTTGAAAGAGCTGGTGATGCGGATCATGCGCGTCATCCGGGTCGATCCCAATGGTTTGGTCCAAGATCCGCCACCGATGGACCCGGCGATGATGGCGCAAGGGCGGCCCGGTCCCGATCCACTGGTCGGTCAAGCTAAGATGCTGCAGGCGCAGACCGATGCGGCGGAAGCCAATACCAAGGCGCAACTGGGTCAGCAGCAGGTGGCCTTGGGCCAGAACAAGCTGCAGACGCAGCGTGACATCGCCAGCGCGGAACTAGCGCGTGAGATGGTTATCCACCAGCGCGATACTGCACGTGATAACCTCGACAGCGCCCGGCAGGCGCATCTCGATGCCATGCAGCAGGCTCACGATCAGAGCCAGGATATCCACGATCGTCGGATGGACCTCGCCAACCTTGCGCACGATCGCGGCGGCGCCGTGCATGATCAGATGATGGATCGTGCGCAGTTTGCTCACGACCGGGTGCGCGACATCGCCGAGCATGCCTTGAACGTTCACGAGGCCTTGCATCCGCCGCAGCCGGTGCCGCGATGGATGGGCGGTCGCGTCGTCGGCGACCGGATGGATGCATTGGCCGAGCAGATCAGAAGACTGACCGAGCTGGTCGAACGCCGGATGAAGGATGAGCCATGAGCTTAGCTGACGGCATCAGCTTCCAGGCCGCATCGGCCGGAACGGGTCCATTTGTCTTTTCGCAAACCCGCAACAGCTTTCTCACGCCGGCTCAAGGCGTCACTCTCGGCGAACTGACTAACGGCGCCACTTATAGCTATCTTGCCCAGGACAGCCTCTCGTCACCGACGCAGCGGGAATGGGGCCGCGCTGTCTTTACCTCATCGACCTCGAGCTTTGCCCGCACGTCCATCCTTGGCAGCGTCAATAACGGCGTGGCCGGTTCCGGTTCGGCCATTAATTTCACTGCGGCACCCGTTGTATCCTTGACGGCCTTGGCATCGGATGTGGTGGGCGGCTCGAGCGGCACCATCATCGTCAATTCGACGGCTATTTCCGGTGGCACCAACAACCGGCTGTTCTACGACAATGCCGGCGTGATGGGCGAAGCCATCGTTGGCAGCGGCTTGTCGTTATCTGGCGGGACGCTGACGTCCATTACATCCATCACCGTCAATTCGACGTCGATCTCCGGTGGGACTTCCGGCCGCTTGTTCTACGACAATGCTGGCGTGATGGGCGAAGCCGTGCTTGGCACTGGTTTGACATTGACCAGCGGCACACTGACGGCCATCACCAGCCCAGGCGGTGCCGTCAATTCGGTTCAGTTCAATAATGGCGGCGCCTTCGGCGGTTTCGGCAGCTGGAACGGCAGCAATACGCTGACGCTGTCGTTCACCGGGGCGGCCAACAATATGCTGTTCGGGTTGGCAGACTCGTCATTCAACGAGATCTCATTCAACAACACGTTTACCTTTAACAATCTGATCGGCATCAAAGGCGGTGGCACTGGCGACAGCAACTTGTATTACAACGTGCCGACCGGCGGCCAGCATGTATTTTCGATCGCCGGCACCCCGCTTGTGAATATGAGCAATCTGGGTGTGACCGATGTCGCCGGTCTTGCTGTCGGCAATAACAGTGGCTTGGGCTCGGTTGGTGGTGTGCAGGGTCTTGTCAATATCGGCAATGACTTCACCGGAACTGGTCCGAACGGCAACTTCGTTTCATTTCTCAGTATCACCGGCCACTACAACTATGGAAGCGGCACTGGCGGCAATTTGTTTTCCATCAATGTCAGTCCGACCAATACCGGACTTATCAGCCACCCGCAATTTATGGGCATATATTCGTCACCGTCTCAGGGCGGGGCGGCGAATTGCACGTTGGTTTTCGGCATTGAGCTTCAACCAACCGTCACCGGAACCTTCAACTCGGCTAATACAGGTGGCGGCATTGCTGATCACACGGATGGTTATAGTGAGGTCACAGGTGTTAATTCTTCAGCCAATGATTTCAGCTCTCCGGTGTCGCTGGGCACGGTAACTGCCAGCGGTGCCGGTCAAGTAATGACGGTCACCACCGCCGATTCTATCGGGTTCTCGATCTATCCTGGTTGTACTGTGACGGGGTCCGGTGTTGCAGCCAATACTTTCATTGTTGGTCAAGTGGCGGGAACAGCTGGCGGTGGTTCGGGTGCGACTTATCTGATTTGGCCCGGTAGTCAGAGCTTTTCTGGTGTTACCGTTACAATCTCGGCGACTGGCGTATGTGGACGTTTGTTCGACTTAACCGCAGCCGGATCGCAAGTTATGCGTGGGTTCATCCGCAATCGTTCCGGGGTTCAAATCTATCCTCCATCTTGGACTAATCCCGGCATGGGCGTGATGAACAACAACGCTGGTCTTCTTGTTACTGACCATTCGATCCTTAATCATGGTACTGGAAATATCGGTAATCGCGGTGTTGGAGTATGGGCTGGCAGACCGATTAATGCGACCAGCAATCTAAATATCTGGAGCCAAGGTCAATATGGGCTCAACGTCTTTGAAGGACTGATTTGCGCAGCCTTGGGGGTGACAACCTCACCATTGGTTCTGGCCAATGTGTGTCAGACCGTCAATGCGAATTACAATAATAATCTCTTTCAAACTGGCGGAAATTTCACAGTTACAATCGCCAGTCCCGCAGTATTTACGCAAACCGCTCACGGCTTGTTCGTCGGTGAACCGATCTTGCTTTCCACCACCGGGGCGCTGCCGACAGGCTTGTCGGCAAACACGACCTACTATGTGATATCCGCCGGATTGACTGCCAACAATTTCGAGGTATCGACGAGCTATGGCGGGGCCGCAGTCAACACATCAGGTTCGCAGAGCGGTACACAGAACCTCAACCCTGGCGGCGTCTGCACCATTACCGCTGCCAATCCCGCCGTCATTACTCTGAATAACCATGGCTTTGCTCCTGGTATGCCGGTCATGTTGCAAACGACGGGCACGTTACCGGCTCCGATTGTGTTCGGAACGCAATATTACGTTTTGCAGTCTGGTTTTACGCTGAACTCATTTCAGATTGGCCTAGCGGTGCAGGGCGTGGCGGCTATCGATACGACCGGCGGCAGCCAGAGCGGAACTCATACAGTTCTGATCCAGCCGCAAACTCCTGCCCCATTGCCAGTTGTTTCGATCGGCGATTCTGGCTTGGTCGGTGCGCAAACCACGCCCGCATGTTCGATCGCACAGCTTTGGAACACGACCGGCGTTGTCGATGCAGCATTGCTGGTCAACGTGACCAACATTGCTAGCGGCACGGGTTCGAAATTGTTCGATCTCCAGGTTGGAGGGACGAGCAAATACATCATCGATACGGGCGGCGTGGTAACGGCCGCTGCCTCCACTGTCGCGACATTGCCGGGTTCTCCGGTAACGGGAATGCTTGCTTATGTGTCTGATGCTTCAAGCGCGGCCCTGGCCTGGGGCGCAGCCATTGGCACAGGCGGCGGCGCCAATAAGTATTTAGTTTGGTATAATGGCTCGCAATGGTCGGTTTACGGCAAATAAAGGAGACATCATGTTGCATTTTGACTTACCGGAACAGATGGTCGTCATCATCGGCCGGGCATTGGAGCAAATGCCTTATGGCACTGTCGTCAATGTCATTGCCGAGCTGCAAAAGCAAATTGACGCCCAGCAGCGCAAGAATGGCAAGAGCGTGTCACTATCGGATGATCTGCCGCATCTATCGAAGTAGAAATTTTGCGTTACTCACGCAAGTTATGATAAGAGGAACAAATGGCTCACCCCTACAATGAGCATCGCGACCACCATGTGCAGCACCGCAGGGTGCATCCCATTACGCACGGCTTAGCGCATGGCGGCTACGCGCACAGCGCCCCCGGCAGCTCCAACGTTTCTATCCGCAAAGCCGTAAGCGAAGTTACGCATCGCGCGGCGGGCGGACGGGTGAAGCATCGCGCCGATCGGCCGCGACGGACCAAGGGCGGGCGCGCGCACGGTGAGCCAGAAAAGTTTGTCAAAGAACAGAAGATGCTTAAGCATCCGACGTTGCGGCCCTATGAAGGCGCGCCGGATAACGACAAGTCTGTGCACCGGGCGCGGGGTGGAAGGACTAAGGGGAAAAAAGCTCATACGACCGTGAATGTGATGGTGTCACCTCACACAGGAGCACCACCACTAGGCGGGGCGGCCCTCCCCATCCCCCCACCCGGAGCTGTCCCGCCACCTATTCGCCCGCCGATGGCGGGTCCACCCGCACTGCCGCCGGGTCCATCCCCCGGCTTGGCAGCGCCAATGGCGCGCCCGCCCGCGGTATCCCCTGTTGCAACGCCAGGGCTGTTACCCCGCACGAGGGGCGGGCGCGTCAGCCGTTTCGCGCGCGGCGGCAAAGTCACGGACGGCCCCGCGTATCAAGAAGGTAAGAAGGCACGTCCGGTCGATCATGCTCCCGGCAAGCAGGACCGGATGGATATTGGCCGCAAGAAGGTCATCACCTACAAGCATGGCGGTCGCGTGCAGCATGCCGGCTTGGGTACGCACCACACCATCAAGCCGCATCATGGCAAGGCTTCTGGTGGACTGGAGCCGCCGTCCGGTGCTACGCACGGCCACGGTGTCGAGGCGCCGCATCATCCAAAGAAGGGTCTCGGTCCAATCACTTCGGACAAAGGACCGATGTCGCCAGACTTTAATAAGGGCGCTGGTGGTGGTGGGGCGCGACTGCTCAAGCGCAAGCGGGCACCGAGTTTTGTCGATAAAGTGCCGTGAGGATAGGTAATGGCGACTGGACCGCGTGGGGCGGTTAGTTTCTACCCAACTGACCATCCAGCTTTGAACATCACGGTGAAAAACCGTCTGTCTGAGCTTTTACGCAATATGCAGGTTGATCTCGGTTCAGGCTTGGCTCAAGACTGGCCCGACTATAGGTTCCGTTGTGGTATTATGAACGGACTGACGACAGCCATTGCGATGTGTGATGAGGCTTTAGCGGAGATGAGCGAACGCTAACTCACGGGTGGGGGTTATCCGTGAGGTTTCATTGGTTACGGCAGCACTTTCGCTTCGGCAAATTGCCGAAGCATCCGGTTCTGACCCGCGCGGCGCTGTCTTGCGTGCCGTTGGTGATATTTCCCATCTGGAAGTAGCGGCACAGCAAGTATTGGTCGCCAGTTATATTCGTCCAGAAAAGATCGGCAGCATTTATCGTCCTGACAGCTCGCTGGCGGAAGACAGGTTCCAGGGAAAAGTAGGTCTGGTGCTGAAGGTCGGTTCGCTGGCCTTCGTTGACGATGGTGCGTCTAAATTTGGCAACTTTCGGGTCGATCCAGGCGACTGGGCGATCTTTCGAACATCCGATGGCTGGGAAAATTTCCATGTGGCTGGCGATGGCATCAATGGCACACCGATCCGGTGGCTGGTTGACACGTCGATCGTCGGCAAAACCACTTCACCTGAGAGGATTTACTAATGGCTGATGAGGATGGCGATATCACTGTCCAGGTCGAGCCTGAACAGAAACAGGAAGAACAAGGCGATCCGGTTGCCGAGCTGAAAAAGCAATACGATGAGATCCAGGCGCAGCAGAAGCAG